GCCGGCGAAGAAGGCCAGCGGGCGACTGTCGTCGAGCGCGAACCAGGCGGGTGCCTTGATGGCGGCATCCCATTCCGAAAAGCTGGTGAAGGGAACGACGCAGCGGCTCTCGACGCCGAGCCAACGGCGCCAATGCGGCGACTTCACATTGCGGACGTTGGTTACGCCAGCGTCGGGCTCGGCGCGGCGAAGGACCTCCCGATTGGCGGTCTTCCCCTTGGCCTCGAGCTTGTCGGCGCGGGCGTCAGCCGCCTTGTGCAGGATCGACGTCGGCGTTGGCATGCCCCACCGGACCATGGCCAGTTCGCGCCCGTCGGGCGTGTTGCGCACGACCGGCGCCGCATAGTCGGGAAAGATCCCCGGCTGCGGCGGAAGATTGCCGGTCGTGTCACGCATCGCACGGGCGAAGAACCGGATCGCCTCCTGCGTCGATGTCATGGAATAGAGATTGCACATGCGCCCACCCTGCCATAGGCGCGACTGCCGCTCAATTCAGGGTCGATTGACTCCCGCTGAGACGAGAACGAAATAGAAACATGACAAAGGAAAAGACGACATGGATCCGCTGCCGATCATGCGACCATGAGGGCATAGCTCCAACCGCGAAAGCCGAGCGGCTCAAATGCTCGGTCTGTGGCGGGCGGGAATGGCAGCCTGTCGGGCGGCCGAACCGGGTCTATCAGAAGATGAAGGACGGCGGCCCGATGAGCGCGCATGTCAGGTTGCCGGCGGCGCCAGAGATCGATGCCGGCGACGCGCTCCGGCGCGGGGAATATCCGTAGCGCGGCAAATCACTTCAGCGATGTCAGCTTCGCGATGATCTCGTGCCAAAACGATGCGACGAACGCGCCGATCGCGGCGCTGGCGACCCCCGTTACGGCCAAGGCGCCCATGCCGCGCTGCTTCCAGTTCCGGACATCAGCGACGGTCGGGCGGACATCCGATGCCATCTCGCTTTCGACGCCGATGAGGCGGTCGCCGAAACGCTCCAGCTTCGTCTCCATGTCGCCGAACTGATCGACGAGTTCGTCGAGCCTGCGGTGCACATTCGCCATGCGCTGATCCGATTTTAGATCGGCCCCCGCGAAGTCGCGCCTCAGTCCATCGACGGACGCAAGCATCATTCCGATGGTGCGATTCATCTCCTGAAGAGCGGCTTCCGTCGTCATTTCCCAGCCGGCCCCTTCCCGATCACGGCGAACCCCTGGGCGGCGCACCAGGCATTGCGCTTGTTCTCCTGCTCGCGGACGATCTCCCAGCGGAGCTGCGTGATGTAGACCGGCTCGCCGAGCTTCGGCTGCACAGACGGCATCGGCGTCGTGCAGTAGTCCGGAGCTACCGGCTTTGCCGCAGGCGCCTCGGCTAGAGCGCGTTCGATCGCCGCGCGGTTGACGTCAGCGGCCGGGTCGCCTTGGCAGCCGGTCAAGATCGACAGGCTTCCAACGACTGAGAGCAGGATCGGTATCCGCAACGGAAAGCGCATCGAGGTCGTCCAGTTTGGCTTTGATTTCGGAAGCGGCGGCAAAGGCCCGCCCCTGCGCCGCGGCAAGCAACGCGGCATTGGCGGCGGCGTCTTGTTTGGCGCGAGCAAGGAGGGCCTCGCTGGCGGCAAGCTTGCTGCCGGAGACGAGACCATCCGTCGCTTGGCGCGCGGCATCGGCAGATGCGGTGCGGACCCGCCCGGTAGCGATCTCGCCAACGATCGGGATCGCCCCGATGAAGGGTATATCGCCGATCCAGGGCACGCCCTCGTAGTAGCCGAGCAGACCGATCGCGATGCAGCCGCCGATACCGATCGCGCGGGCGATCATGGCCATGACGTCGAGGATCGCACTCACCACATCGGCACCTCATCGTCAGGAAGCTTGTCGGGCTCGAAAGGAGGGAGAGGCTTGGGGGTCATTGCTGCGGGTCCTCTGTCGGCTGAGCGCTCGGCACGGCCGGGTTCGCATAGGGCAGCCCGCTCTTAGTCGTGACGATCGCGGCGATGTCCTGCGCGGTGGCGAAGCCCATCATGCCGAGGATCACCGTCACGCCGAGAAGGACATAGCCCCATGCGATGGTCTGGTTGACCTGCGTATCGGCGGCGTGCTCAAGGGCAATGAGGCGCCAGGCGCAGAACGTCAGGACGATCGAGGCGAAGGCCCATCGGCGGCGCCATCCGGGCTCGCCGGATGCCTTGGCGGCCATGTCAAAGCCCCGCGAGGAACTGCTGATATTCCGACTTGCGCCTGCCCATGATCTCCGGCGGCCGGTTCCACATCAGGAAGGCTTCCGCCGCACCCTTGAGATCGCCGGCATTGATCCGCTTCACCACCGTCGACTTGGCGAAGGCGTCGGGTCCGATATTGTAGCAAAGCGAGGTCAGGGCATCGAACGAGGTCTGCGAAACCGGACGCGTCAGCGCGCCATTCACCGCCGCCTCGTACTTGCCCAGGTCGCGCATGAAGATCTCATCGCACTGAGCGTCGGTGATGACGAGATCGGGCGTCACTGTCGGCGGCCCGGCGGCGCTGGTGTGGCCGATACCGATTGTCCAGACACCGACCGTGTCCTTGTAGGCTTTCAGCCGCCTTCCTTCACGAAGGGCGAGCTTCTGCCGCCCGTCCGCACTCATGCGCAGGGTCATGGGATATCTCCGATGGATGGGGTGGGTTACGCGCCGCCGACGGCTGTCAGGTAGACGTTCAAGGCCGCGTAAATCGCGGCTATTTCGGTCGCGGTCAGAGACTGACCAAAATGCGCAGCCGGGAGCTGGCGGGTCGAATAGCTGGTCTGGTTGGTCAACAGCAGGATGTTGGCGTTGCTGAGCGCCGTCGAAGCCGTCGTCTGCGAAGCGAGCGACCCGCCGTTTCGATAGCCCTGCAGCGCGCCGGAAGCCGACCGGTTGAGGGCAAAATGGCCTGTCGAGACGCCGACGGCGCCATAGTTGTTGAGCGTGGCGTCGTTGAGACCGGCACGCATCGTATTCAGTGCGTTCGACCCGGCATTGATGCGGGCATTGCCGTTACCGGCGTCGAACAGCGTCCCGCTGATCAGGTTTGTCCGCGACCATATGGCGAGGTGAGCACTGTTCAGCGTGAATTTCGGCGACGGCGCCGTGGTCGGGTTGAAGCCGGTGTCGAGATAGGAGGCCACGCCGTCCCCGGTATAGCCGCGATCCGCCACAAAGGTCGGGCTCGACACTGCCGAAAGGTTATAGGCGTTCTGGACGATGTTGAGCCGTGCCGCCTGACTGTCCGCCGCGGCGAGCAGATAGAGAGCGTCGAGCTTGGTCCAGACGCCAGCCGCCTTCATCGAAACGATCAGCGCGTCCAGTAGCCTAGCGCGCTGCCGCGTCGGCGCCGTCGTCATACGGGCGATAAGGGCGCGGGTCTCCGGCTGATAGCGGACGGCCGAAAGCAGGGCCCGTCGCGCGCCGACGAACATCAGATGACCCCGATCTTGAGCTTGAGGCCCGCGGCGGTATAGGTCGGCGTGCCGAGGCGCGTGATGCCGGCGATCCAGAGCGATGTAGTGACGCCCTTCAGCTCCTTCCCGATTGGCGTGACATCGGCGACGCGGCAGCCTCCGAGGTCGATATAGTCGCCAGCGGCGACAGAGACCTTGCCGAGGAACTTACGAACATTTGCATCGGAAATGCTGGGCGGCGAGTTGATGGTGCCGATCGACGGGTCGGCGTTGAAGAGCAGGAGATCGAAGCCGACCCCCTGATCATCTTCATCGATAACGGCGAGGTTCTGGATCATCCGCTTGCCGCCTGCTGCCGAAAAGAAATTCGTGATCTCCTGGCCGATGAAGAGGACATCGTTGTCCGCATAGGCGCTGGTATCGAGCACCAGCGTGACATCGAAGACATCCTCGTTGCCGCCGCGCACCGGGAGCCCTGCCGTCATATCAACGGGCAACCCCGTCACGGGGTCGATCGGAATGGTGCCGACGAGCGCCGCGGCCTGCTTATGGCCGGGCGGGAATTCATAGACGATCATCGCGTACGGGATCGTGGACATCGCGGGCCCTCAGGGTCTGTGGGGTGATGACGGGGAGGCGCGTCGGCGCCCCTATTCGATGATGGGGTCGATCAGTCCGAGCGAGATCTCGACCTGGGCGGCATTGCTGATGTCGCAGGACAATGATCCGGTGATGATCGCCACCGATGCGGAGACAATGGTCCGCACGGCCTCGAACTCAGCGAAGTCCGGAGCCAGAAACTTGATATCGTTGGCCGTTGCCGCCAGAACGGCGCCGCTGGCATCGCGTTCCTGCAGGCGAATTTGCAGCCCGCATCCGTTGAGGGTGCCGGCCCACAATGCAATTCCCATCCGGAATCTACGGGTCTGCCCGACCACAGCCGGAATGATGAACGAGGTGCCGGCGCCGAACTGGCATGGCATGAACTGCCAGCTATTCGCGGCGGACGCCGTGCCATAGAGATTGATGCCGAACGTCTGCCGTTCGCGAATGAGCGCAGTCGGCAGGATGTTGACGCGCGATATCCCGCTTTGAAGGTTCGTCAGACCGGCCCAGCCGGTCGGCATGGAACCCGACGAGATCCCGCGAATTCCCGCGGTAGCACCCTCCATATCGGGGCTGAAGGCATAGTTCTTTGCCGGCCGGATCTTGCGGGTGACCAGCCGCGAGTTCGTCGCGGCGCCGACGACGACGCCGGTGACGCCGACCTTGGTCCGCAGGTCGAGATTGACGTCGATTGACTTGTCGGTCGACCATTCCTTCACGGCGAAGCTGTCGGCCTCGAAGGAGCCTTTGACGCCGACGCGAGAGGCCCCGATGATCGTTACGAATTCGGCGCCCGTGGTCTGGACGCGGCTGGAGCTGCCGACCTTCGCGATAACCCCCTCGACCTGAATATTGTCGATTTTCGGCGCATCGGTGCGGGCATCGGTACCGGTCGAATCGGTGATCTTGACCCCGCCGTTTCGCAGCCACCCAGATGAACCGACCAAGCCGGACGCGAAGATGTTCTTCACCGATCGGGTTGGGTCCGACACATAGGTCTTGAACAGAAACGCCGAATTGCTCCTGCCATAGCAGCCGACGAGATTGACGTTGGCCAGCGTCGTTTCGGTCAGGTTCGTGTCACCGGCCTCATAACCGAAGGCATAGGCGTCATCGCCCGATTCAGAGTGCCCGCCATGGACTTCGATGCCGTCGCCATGGGTGACGTGGACGCCGTCCTGATAGAGAGCGCTACCGTTCAGCACGCGCGGGCGAACGATCATCATGTCGCGGCCGCCGACGGCAAAGGCCCAACACCCCTTGTCGAAGACGATGAGGTTGGACCCGCCAGCATCGGTGAAGTCGATCGAACCGCCGGCCGTCGTGGTGAGCTTGAAGGTATCAGTCGTCGCGTTGGCGATGAGATAGGTCGAGCCGCTCGGCAGCGCTCCGGACGGCAACGTGCCGTCGACCTCGATCCCGACGCGGGAGCCGTTCGACCAGCCATGGCCGACACAGGTAAAGACGTCGGAGGCCGGATCAAGCACGGCCGATTGTATCTGCGCGGTGCGGTGTTTGACGGAGACGTCTTCCAATGTTCCCCGCGCGCCGTAGGCGAGCCAGAACAGGTGCCCGGCCATCCATTTTCCGTTCTGATCGAACGTGCCGCCGACGACGCGGATATCGTCATAGGTGCCGTAGCCCGGCGCGGCCTGATAGGCGCGGAAGAAGTGGCCCAGACCGGTGACATAGTCGGAGCGCTGCTTGATCGTTACTCCCTCGAGGCCGAATTCGCGGAGCCGCGAGGCCGGGTTGAGATGAAAGCGATCGACCAGCAGCGTGCCGCCGTCCGGGAAGACCATGCAGCGCGACGTGGTATCGGCGAGCGCCGCCGCGACGGCGGCGGTATGGTCCTGCATCGGCGAGCCGGACATGATGTCGTCGCGCATCGACGACGTCACGGTGTCCAGAAAGTGCCTGGTCTGGCGAATGTTGAAGACGCCGGTGACGATATCGGCATCCGTGCGCGGCGCACCATTGGGGCCCGGGGTGCCCTGCGGCCCCGGCTCGACGACAACGACGGCAACAGGATCCGGCTCGACGACGACGACGTCAGACATTCGAGTTGTCGCCCCCGAGGCCGGTCAACCAGCCATAGACATAGGTCCGGGTCTCGCCATCCGTCACGAGGCGCGAAAGCTCGTAACGGGACAGCTTGCCGAGCGGGATCGAACGGGACTGCTCGATCGTCGGCGTCCACGAGACGGTCTTGGCCTCGGTATCGATGACGAGATCGCCGGCATCGGAGGTCAGCGACAGGACGAGCTCGCGATAGATCGTGACCGCCAGCGCGAAGGCGGAGCCGGTGAAATCGAGCGACGGGAAGTTCCAGACCAGCGCCGGGGCATCATTGCCTCGCCAGATCGTGAGGTCCGCACGGGTTGCCGTTGCCATGATGCCCTCGGGTCTCAGGCCGTCCAGATGACGGCCGCAATGGCCTCGGCCGTCGCCGCGACGGCAACCTCGGCGGAAAGCGCGGCAAGCTTGTCCTGCGCCGCGAGCACTGCGGTGACACCGTCCTGCCCGGCCTGTTGGATCTGCGCCGCGCTATGGTCGCGGCGGGACCATTCGCCCGCTCCATCCGCGCACCAGAACGGCGTCATCCAATCCGGCGCCAGGCCCGGCAGCAGGGACCGGATCACGGAGGCCTGCATGTTCGATTGATCGGTCGGCCGGCTCGGATAGAGGTGCGGCGAGCCGAGCGCAGACGAGGTGTAGCCGCCCATGATTTCGGCGGCGCACGATGCCGAGAGATCGTAGAGCTTGGCGGCCCGCAGGGTATCGAGCGGAGGCATATAGACGACGACGTCGGCACCGTTCCAATACCGTGCGCCCTGATTGCCGAGGAACTCCTGCCACTGCTCGTCGGAGATTTCGACGGCGCCGTCCGGCACGGTCTGGAAGCTGGGATCATAGAAAGCGGTCGGGAAGCCCGACGCGTCGAATATGGCGGCTTTGGTCATGCGATATCCTCAGGTCGGGCCGATGGCAAACCACTGGATGAAACAGTTCGAGGTAACGAATGCCGAACCGTTCCAATTGACGTATTTGAACGTTGCTGTGGTAGCGTTGCCCGATGCATAGCCAAGGAACGTCGCGTTACTCGTGCTCCATCCGCTGGCGCCGCCGTCTATTGCGAGCACGCTGTACGGCCCGCCTGAAAATGCGATCGGGAACGTGACAGTTCCGGACCCGCCAGTGGAGGAATAGGTCCCCCATTGCATCGTCAAACCGTCTGGGAACCGGTAGTAGCCGCTGCCCGACAGCGATGCGGAACCGAACACCGGCGTCGTGTCGACGAGGTTGGTGCCGTCATAGATGAAGGTATGGATCTGCCCGCTGGCGAGGTAGCCGATGGCCGGGTTGGTGCCATCGATACGCTTGATCGTCTTGGCCCCGAGCGAGTTCAGATTGAGCGTCACCGAGGTCGACGTGTTCGTCGTCGAGAGCTTGACGCGGAACTCCATGCCCTCCTTGTAGGCGGACGGGGCCGGAACAAGCGTGGCCGTGATGGCATTCGCACTGCCGCCACCGGCGATATACGTGTTATCCCCGCCCTGCATGAGGGTCGCCAGTTTTGCCGGGTCAACGGCCTTGCCGGTTACGGTGCCGGCGCGGACCTCCGCGAGGGTTGCGAAGGGCGTCGCGCCTGCGGTGATTAGCGCGTCAACGAACTCGGAAAGCGCCAGCTCGTAGTTGACTTCAAGAGCGGGGACGTCTCCGTTGTCGAGCGCATCATATCCATGGTCGGATATGAACTTGCCGAGCATCGCCGCCATGTTGGCGCCCTGCCGCCATGTCTTGTTGGCGAGTGCCGATGACGCCGTGCCGGCCTGGACGCCATTCGGACGCCCCGCCAGCGCGGCATAGTCGGCCTGCGTCATGATGTTGGCCGAGCCGCCGCTGGCCCACGCCAGAAAGTCGTTGGTTGGCATATCGAACTCCGGGGAATGCGAAGGATAGTGGCGGCTCTTGTCAGGCCACGAGGTCGTGCGTCAGCGCGTATTCCGGCGTCACGGCCCACGCGGCTTCATCCCATCCCGCGATGGGAATGCCGTCGGCGAACGGGACATCGAAGCCGAAGATCGGCTCCCCGCTCACCGAGGTCAGGTAATAGTTGACCCGGACGCCGGCCGGCTTCAGTGGGATATAGCCGCCGATCAGGATGCAGAGGACAAGCGCGGACGGGATCGTGCCGGCGAGGCCGACCGTCATCGTCATGTCCTGCGGATCTTCGATGAAGACGGTGGTGCCGATGCCGTTGAAGATGTAGGCCAGCGCCGTCGCGGCGCCGTCGACGGTGCCATCCCAGGAATTCGCTGCGATCTTGGCCCGGAGCAGGAGCCGATAGGTCTCGTCATCGAGCCGGGTGATGCCCGTCGTCGAATCATAGGGGCCTTTCCAGACGCCCTGCTCCCATCCCAAGCCGGCCGTGTCCCAGGCGAACCATGCCCCCGCGATCGGCGTATTGATGTACCGGGTCCGCCCGATCCATTCGCCGTCGACGTCCTCCTGGGCCCCGATCGAAACATCGAGATCGAAGGCCTCGACAAGGCTCCGGATCATGGCCTGTTGCTCAACCGAGGCATCGGCCGAGATCTGGATCGTGGCCGTGAACCGAGGTTTCCCGCGCCAGTAGCTCGTGATCAGGCCGACATAGTCCTCCGCCGACGCCATGATCAGGTCACCACGAGCGTGATATCGGCCGGATCGGCGAAGGCCGCTTCGTTGAAGGCGATCGTCAGATCGACATAGCCGAGTGGGTCGCCATTGAATGCGATCTGCATGTCGGTGAGCGTGTATGTCTTGCTGTCCGCGCCATTGTCGAGGTTTGCCGGGACCGCGATGCGGAAGTAACGGACATCTTCGCCGATCGCGAGCTCCGAGAGCCATTGGGCAACGGCGGTTTGTATCTCCGTGCCGATGCCGGATGTATAGCCGGTCAGGGCCGTGAGGCTGATTTCGACCTTGACGCGCTTCGCCGTCGGCCGAAAGAACCGGATGGTATGATCGAGCCCATATCGGTCGGTCACCACCTCGGCCGTTGTGCCATAGGTATAGGCGCCAGGCGTCTTCTTCGAGGCGATCGCCACCGCGATGGCCTGCGCGTCGCCGCCCTCAACCACCATCGCGATCGAATGCGGCGGGACGCCGTCGCCATCGGTCACATTCGTATCGTTTTCATAGGGGGCATAGCGGGTCACGCCCTCGATCGTCGCGACAGCCCCTGCGATGCCTTCCAGAACGGTGAGGGACGGCAACGCCGTCGAGACCTTCTGCCGGCGGCGGAGATCAGCATCGCTTTCGACCGGTGCGCCAGCCGTCGCGGCAAGCACATTGGTGACGGTCTGCCAGCCGCGGGTCGGCGTCCCGATCGTGGTGATCGTGCCGGGGTCCGCCTCGACCGCGCCAGCATCTTCTGCGGATGCTGTCACGATGATCTCGCCGCCTGGCGGAATGGTCACCGTCGACGGCAGGAACCACCGATGGGTGCCATCAGTTGCGATCCCGGTCGAGATGACGGTCCCGGCCTGGCCGATGATCGTCAGGTCGACCGTGGAATGTGTCGGAATCGCCCGTGCAATGCCATTGATCTTGACGTTGCTGGAAAGCCCGGCACCCTGCCCGGTCGTCGGTGAGTAGGAATTATAGACCGCGGCCGCCATCGTGCAGGAATCGTAGTGGGCGAGCGCAAGGATCGCCACCCATTGCCCGTCCTGGCTATCGTTGCCGAGATAGACGTCGCTGCCGTAGATGCCGCGGAACTCCGTCTGGAAATACGCCAGCACGTCGTCATAGCTCGGGACATGAATGCCCGTCGCGTCGATGGTGCAGACCGGCGCGCTCATGAGAAGGTTCCCGTCACGATGGTCTGGCCGTATTGCGTGTCGATCGTCGCTGCGACGGTGAAGGCTCGCGGCTCGCGATCGAGATTGCTTTCATAGGCCGCGATGCCGGTAACGCCGGGGGTACCCAAAATCCGAGAACGGATCACGGCATCGCGAGTGTCTCCCGTGTATTTGCCGAGCACTCGCGTCTTCCAGGCAGTGCCATCGTCGGTATCGAGGAACCACTCTCCGAGAAAGAGATAGAGCCGCGACAGAACCGCTTGGGCCGGCGCGTCGCGTTGGTCGCGCCAGTAGGAGCGCTGTCCGCCGCCGAACACCATGTCGCCGTCGGCATCAATCCTCCGGACCCTCACGACGTCGGCCCTCCGGTGTTGCTGGCGCCCGTCGTGACGCCGGTATGCTTGTGATTTGCGAGGCTGATGCCGTTCAGGATGATGTCGCCGTTCACCGTGAGGTCGCCGGTATAGGTGATGCCGCCCGCTGCCGCCGCGGTGACGGCGCCGGGCGTGTTGAGATCGATATCGCCATTCGGCTTCAGGGAGATCGACGAGGTCCCGTCATCGCTACGGAGTTGCACGGCGTCCGAAGACACCCCTGGCAAGGCCTTCGGGTTCGAGCGGAAGCCGACCATGACAAAGGCATCGGAGAGATCGTGCATGCGGCGCGCGCCTTGCTGCTGCTCTCCGCCGGATTGGTGCCAGCTATCGACGGGACGCGACGCGATGATGGCGAGCGCTTCGTCTCCCGCCTTCACCGGGAACGTCATCGACACGCCGCCGCCCCCAGGAAAGTGAATCGGGGCGTCGGGCAGCACCGGCATGGACTGCCATTCCTGCGAGCCGTCCGGCTTGCGGATTGCCACCTTCTGCGTCGGCTGTACCGAGCAGGTCTGCTTCCCGAAATCGACGCTGATGATGGTGCACGGGACCGCAGTCCACATGCCGGCCTGAAGGGCACGGCCGGCGGCATCCTGCTGTTCGGTATGGTCGTCGAAGCGCTGGCGGAGGTCCATTCGGTGTGAGCCCTATGTGAATGAATAGATCGTCATCGAGCGTTCGGGTCGAGGACGACACCCCGTTGCGATATCGCTGCCGGGATGATCCCCTTGCCGTCGGCGCGAATGCAGACAAGATCGGTGAAGTATGGGTTGCCGCGGCTATCACCCGCGTGGTCAACGACATAGACCTTGTAGAAACCATCGTCCGCCGTGCTCGGAATCATGCTGTTTTTGACTTCGTCGGGGATCGATGGGCCGAGCGGCGCGTCTTGGACGGATGCCTGATCAATCTGGATGATGCTGCCGATCTTGAATTGCGGGTTAAGCAGCGTCCTGACCTCGATCCCGTCTAAGGTCTGCGTCGGCAGCCCAATCATGCCGGTGCGGCTGTTCACGACGATCGCGTCTCCCGGCCGGGACTCATCGTTCTTGATCATCTGGAACTCGCCGTTCTGGATTGACCACGACGTGTTCGTGGCCTGGGCGATGTTGCGAAGGATGTCGCGGGCCATGCCGAACAGGACAACGCCGCGCGGCATCTTGGCGGAGCCGAGATCGGCGATGTAGCCGACCTTGATCCCCATCGCCTTCATCGGCTCCAGCGCGGCATCGACCTGCTGCCGGAACGTCGACCCCGCCGCGAGCGTCCGGTTCACCACCGAATAATTGTGCGCCCGCCCTCCGTCCGTTCCGAGGATCGTCAAATAGGTGTCGGTCGGGTTCTCGCGGCCATAGCGGATCTGGCGAATCTCGCCTTCGAAGATCGTCGCAAAATTCTCGGCATAGCCTGCCTGGAGCGTGACCTTCGTGTATTCCTTCTTGGCCTTGTCGACGGTGTTCGGCGCCGGGTTGGAGACCGTGATCTCAGCCCAATTTGGGGTCTGCAGATCGAACTGCCGAACCTGAAACCGGATGCGCAGCGCCGACAGGTCCATTTCCTCGCCGCCGTCGCCGAGCGTCAGTTTTACCTTTCGAATCCATTGACGCGCCATCACAGCACCTGGAAATAAAGGTTGCCGGCAGCGCCAAGATTATCGAAGGTTGGCACCGCGTCGACGTCCGCATCGGTCTGCACCCAGAGTTCGCCGCCGAGGGCGAGATAGGCATAGGCCTCGAGAAGATCGCGGCCGGTGACGAGCGGGATGCCGGCCAGGATGCTGTTGTCGTTGGTGTCGGCGATATCGAGGATCCATCCGCCTTCGATGGTGTCGAGATAGGCGAGCCGAAGTCGGTACTGTGTCGATCCCAACGTGATTGAAAAGACCTGCGGCGTCGCGGAGAGCGGGACCTCATAGACTTTCGTCATCTTGATCCGATACCCCCGATCGATGTGGTCGCGAGCTGCTTCGTCCCGCTCGAAACGGTCGTGGTCGTTTTCTGCGGCATGGCCTGCGACGACTTCGAATTTCCAACCGACGTCACCTCGGTCGAGACGATGATGACCTCGCGCAGCAGAACGCGCAGCATCGCCGCATTGGGCGTCTGCTCGTTCGTCGTCCGCTCCAGACCGGCGATGAGCATGTTCGGATAGGAGCGCGATGGCGTGAAGACGGTGAAGGGCTCCCGCATCTCCTGGAGCGCGAGCATCTCCTGGTAGACCTCGTCGGCATAGCCGACATAGCCGGCCGTGCTGTCCGACCAGCCGCACTGCATTTCGAGTTCGATCGGCATCGAGAAGGCGTGATCGGAGATCGACGCCCCCTTCTCGACGGGGTGCTGCGTGATGAAGAGCGTGTCGCGCGCCGTCTCTTCGATCACGACGTCGGGTATGACCGTGCCGATGATCCGCTGCGGCTGGATCAGGATGGCGACGGCGTCGTCAAGGATCGTCATTGGACGGCGCCCGTCACATTGCTGATGATGTTCTTGTTGACGCGGCCCTGCGCCTTTTCAACCGCAGCACCCGTCGCGACCGGATCGGAGGCGCCATAGACATTGACCGTCGTGTTCGGCGCGATCGTCGTGGTCTTCGACGAAGAGTTCGTGGTGCCGACCGGCAGCAAGGGCCCCGGGGCAAGCCAGCGGTCGCGCGACCACCAGTCGTCCGAGGCGGCCGGCGCCGGGGCGGTCAGCGGCGGCGGATAGGCCTTATAGCTATCGCCATTCGGTTCGACCGGCTTCCGCGGCACCGGCAGGATTTCGCCATAGACCGGAACAGGCTTCGCGATGGGCTTGTCGCTGTCAGCCAGGGCGGCCGTCACGCTATCCGCAGAAATCGACGAGCGCTGGCCGGCATAGTGACTACGATCGCCGTTCGCAGGATCCGGGAACGACGCCCATTCCTTCGAAAGCGTGAACCGGCGCCAGTAGGCGATATCCCCGCCGTACCTGGCCTGTAGGGCATCGGCCTCCTTCATGCGCCGGGCCACGAGCCAGTTGGCAATCTTCCGCTGGTTTTCCGGGGTGAACAGATCATCGGTCCCGACAACGCCGGCCTTGATGGCGTCTCGCAACGTGCTTCGCATGATCTGGAAGGCGCCGATCGCTGACGAGCCCCACATGCCCTTCTGAATGTCGAGGATCTGCGCGACCGTCTTGTCGGTCAGCGTGCCCTTGATCTGGTGTCCGAAACTGTCGTCGAAGCCGCGGGTCGTGGTGCCTTCGGCCTTCATGATCAGGTCGAGGAGAGGGCCGCCTTCGCTTGAGACGTTCCCGCCGCTGCCGCCGCCAAGCCCGATCTTCTCCTTGAACCCTTGCCAAAGCCCTCCCCATGTCCAACGGCCCCGGGGCGCTTCGCCGGCCGGGTTGATCATGCCGGGGCCCGAATAGCCGCGGTTCCACATGCCGGTGACCGGCGAGCGCATCGGCTGGTCAGTCACAGCATTGATCGCCATGGAACCGCCGCCGATCAAAGCGAGAATAGGCGTCAGCCATCCGAAGGCACCTGCGGCCTCTCCGGCGGCAGCCTTCATGCCGAGGAGCCATCGGCCGGCCGTGTAGGCCAAGACTAATTCGAGTGCACCCTGGAGCCCGTCTTTACCGACCGACTTCGCCATGCCGTCGAACGCGGTCCAAACGGGTTCCAAATTCTTCGCCAGCGACACGAGATCCTCGGCGACACCGACCAGCGCTTTGCTGACGGCCGTGACAGCGGCGACGATTTCGTCCTTGTGTTCTGCGATCCACGTCTGAAGGTTCTTCAGCGCCTCGTTGATGGCCGGCCCAAGTTCCACCGCGATCTTGTCGACGACCAGCCCGATCTGCATCTGCAGGTCGCGGAAGTTCGTCATCAGCTCGTTCGCGGCCTTGGCGGCCTTGTCCGGGTCGACGCCCATTTCGGCGGCAGCTTTCTTCTGCCGCTCCATGAGCTTTTGAATTTCATCCGCACGTCCACGGATGATGTTGAACGTGTTCTCGTCGAGGCCGAACAAAGCGGCGTATTGCGCGCCAATATACTGCGGCTGCTTCGACAGAGCTTTGTCGAGGTCGACCAGGATGTCGACGGTCTCGCGAAGGCCACCCTTGGCATCGCGGGTCTGAACGCCGAGTTGCTGAAGAAGGCTTTCCTTTGCCGGATTGGTCCTAAGCGACTGCGCCACCGCTGCGATGGCTCGTTCGGCCGTCGAACCGTCAGCGCCGAGTTGACCGAGCGCGTAGCTCAACGCCTTTATATTGCTGACCGATGTGTTGGTCCGCTGCGCCGCGAAATAGAGATCGTCAAAACCAGATGCGATCTTGATGACAGCAACCTGGATGGCGGTTACTGCAGCGGTGAGGCCGGCCGCGACGGCGGCGGCTGTCTTGCCTGCAGATTCGAGCGAGCCCTGAAACCGCTTCTCGCCGGCCGCGTCGATCTTGAAGCCGAGCGCGACCAGATATTCGCGGAGGATGTTCTCGTCAGCCATCGGTTTTCGTCGCCTCGCGATACCGGGCCGCGTTCTCGCTCTCGACGCTGATGGCGTCGTTCATTCGGACAAGGTCGATGAGATCGACCGAACCGTCCTTCAGGCTCTCATAGCGACAGAGGCCACGCAGAACCGGCCTCATGATCCAGTCCTCCCCATCGGGCAGGCTGATCGCGTCGAAGGACGGCCCTACCGGCCCGCGCCGCTCGAAACGGAACGGAGGGCGGCGGAAAAAGACCCGACATTGTCCTGGATCACCCGCACCGTGATCGCCAGCATCTGCGGCATGTCGATGTCTTCGAACATCATCCGCTTCGCGTCGCGATTGAAGACAGGAGACCAGCCTGCGCCGCCGGACTGCTGCCGATCGACCACGGCGAGGCAGGATTGGATGACGAAGTCGCAATCCTCCGCCGGCATCGCCGCAATGGCCTGCATGAGCGGCATCATCGCGCCGACCAGATCGTCGCCGAGGCCGGCCCCGGCGGCGAGCATCGGGGCGAGCGACTGCATGAACGGCGCCACGGCCGGCGTCAGTTTTCGCGCGACATGGAACTGCTGGAACGCATCCATCTTGCGCGACTTGTAGGCGATGCCGCCGACTTCGAATTCTGCCATGTGTCAGGCCTCAGATCGCCGGGGTGCCGTTGCCCAGAATGGTGTCGATCGCGATGGCGTCGAACGACCATTCATGGGTATTTCCGTCTTTGGCATAGGAGAGGTCCGGCACCTTCTTGAAGGCACAGCCCCGCGCCGTCGTGGTGTCGCCGGAGATCGGATTGCGGACCACGATGACGTTGCGGCCATGGTTCGCCGACGAGAAGGTCTGGAAATTGTAGAGCGCCATCAGCATCTGGTTGACCGGCGAGGTCTTCAGCAGACGAATGGCAAGGGTGCCGTGCCGGCCGGCGTGCAGCGAGTGCATGCCGGAGCCGTCGGCGCCCATCGTCATCGTGTTCTTGTCCTCACCGCGGGCGATGGTGATGCCCTCTTCGGCGTTGGCGGCATTGGGGCCGCCGATCGTGAAGGCGCCGCCCGGGCCAGTGATGGCGGCCTGGACGTCGAGAAAGCTATACGTACCGCTCATGACCTATCGCCCTTACCGGTTGACGTTGATGGTGATGTCGACGGAATGGACGGCACCGGCGAGCTTGATCGCGCATTGAATGGGGACCGACTTCCGGGCCTCGCGATCGGCCTGCGCCTGCGACGCGACCGGCGGGGCATAGACGTAGAAGCCCTTCGTCAGCGTGTCTCCCTGGGCCAGTTGGCCGAAGCCGGCGGCATTCCAGACGCCGGGAGCGACGAGTCCGTTGGTGACGGACTGGCCGAGCGCCGCCTCGATCGTGGTGACGATGAGGTGCGTGCCGGCGTCGGTCTGCGGGATCTTCGTCAGGCTGGTATAGAGCAGGTTCCAAACATCGGTCTGGACCTTGTTCTCGAGCCAGTCGGTGCCGTGGACCTCGTCGAAATAGTAGCCATTCGACATCACCCCTTCCTGGATGATGGCGGCGCCGTTGTCATAGTTGACGAAAACGTTGATGTGCTTTGCCTTGAGCGCGGCGGCCTGCGTCTCCGTAATCGTCTCGGCAACGATGCCTGGCTCTGTCTTGAACTTCATCGTGAGGGTCGTGTTCGAGCCCTCGAAGTCGACAGTTGCGGCGCGGCCGAAGAACGAGGCCACCGCATAGGGATCGCTGGTGCTGTACTGGACGAACGACCGCTTATAGGCACCGACTTTCAGCAGATAGCCGATGTCGGTCGTCGACGAGCCGTCGATAGCCGTGGTGGCCTGGACCGTGATGCCGAGCAGCCGCTTCTTGGCGCTGGCCTCGATATAGTCGGCAGCGGCGAGGACATCGGAGTTGCTCGGGAGCGCCGCCGCGATGATGGCGGCATACCAGTCGCCGGACACATTGGCGAGCGCCTGCAAGGCGGTGACGAGCGTCTCGGCAGCGATGCCGTCGACCGGCGCCGAAGCGAGCCCTGTGGTGAGCTTGAGCTGCGCCGAGATATCGGTGCCGGAGCCCGCCGCGATGGCATAGGTCAGGGTCGAGGAGGCGCCCGTCGTCGGGCTCGTCACCTCGAAGCGGCCATAGACGGCATTCCAGACGACGGTCGCGCCGCTGAGCGCTGTAGTGATTACGGTGGCAACACCGTTCAGATTGGTCTGCGCCGAGAAGTCGAGGCCGGTCAGCGTCTTCAGCGTGCCGTTGACGGTGATCTTGAGCGATCCCGTCGTGATCGCGGTCCAGTTGGCGAGTACCTGTTCGGCAGCGGAGAGGACACCGCCCTTCAGGGTGCCATGCGTCGCCGCGGCGGCCCATTTGCCGATATAGAGGAGATCCGGCTGCGGGCTCTGGGAGAAGAACCGCACCGCTGCGAGATATTCCGGATCGGTCGACGAGAAGTCCTGAGCGACACCGGCGATGGTGGCGTAGCTGCGGATCCGTTCGCGGGTATCGATCGTGTTGACCGAACCGACGATGAGGCCGGCGCCGAAATTGCGATACGGCGTCGCCAGAGGGGACATGACGATGTCCACATTGACGACGTCGTTGACGGAAAGGCCCGCGCTCATGTCGGTGTCTCCCAGGATTGCGAATGATCGGGTTCGGCCTCGAAGGAGCCCTGAGCCGAAAGAAGGTTGAGAACCGGATAGGTCCGATCGATCCGGCGGCGGAAGGTCAGCGGAAGGTCGCAGCGGCGAAGCCAGCGCTGGTTGACGAGATCGGGCACGGCAATGACCGTGCCGCAGGCGATGAAGGAGAGGCCGATATCGACCCCTGCCGTCGTGGTCGCCGTCCGGATCATGTCGCGGTTCTGCGCCAGCGCGAGACCGTCGCGGAGCCGGGCCGCATTGGCCGAGGCCTGCGGTCCATAGAATGAGACCAGCACCTCAAGGGTTTCGTGGCGCTGCATTTTGTCGGCGCCGTCGCCCGTCGGGTCGTGCGCGATATAGGCGTTGGCATCGGGTGTCGCCAAAACGACGCCAACGGCCGCCCATGACGTCGCCGCGCTGGGCTGCTGTGGCGGGGTGGCCTGCCAACGCGGCCGAACCAGAGTGCCGTCGAGACCGGTGATGCCGACAACGGCGGCCTGCAACGCATCGGCGAGGCTATCGTCTTCGCCGGGCGGCGTCCCGGTTGGAACCAGATAGCCACCCGTCGCGCTGGTGTTGCTCATGTCAACTGCACCAGCTCACAGCCGGCAACGACAAAACCGGCGCCAAAGGACGAATAGTCGTTGAGCGCCGAAACGGTATAGTCGCGGCCGCGCCACGTCAGGACGTCGGCCTCGACATTGTCGGCGCTCGCGACAAGGCGCGCGGTGGTATGCACCAGGATCGAGCCGCCGACCCGCGCCAGATCCGGGAACCGCTTCAGGACATCACCGCTGTTCGATGTCACGACGCCGGAGATCGTGCTCTGCACCGACGTCCGGGTCGCGCGACCGTTGCTACCCGTGGTCTGCGTCGAGCGGGTCAGCACCAGCGTGTCGGCGAAATCCGGGTCGGCGAGGACATCGGAGACGTCAAGCAACGGCATGGACGCCTCACTTCTTGCGGACGACGAAGTTGATGGAGTTCCGCAGCTGGCCGGTGTCGATCAGCGGGATTTCCCCGGTGCGGCCCCGGCGGCGACGATCAGCCAGGGTGTTCGGTGCCAGCGGTGGCGGGATACCCTCGTTGATCTTGCTCTTGATGGACGACTGCGCGATCAGGCCGACGGCCATCATGGTTTGGTCGACGGCTTCCTTGTCGCCTTGAAGCGTCTTGACGGCGCCCGCCTTCATCTTGTTCGCGATCGAGCCCTCTGCGGATTCGATGCCGGGCCGCATGAAAGGTCGCGCCGGGATATTGGCCTCCGGCGCCCCGTTGTCGTGGATGTAGGCCAGGGCCGCATTCGTGATCGGCTCGCCGTCCTGTCGCTCGGTTTCGCCGGCCGGGACGCCGACCAGGACACGGCTCTGCGTCAGGCTCTTGATCTGCTTCATCAGATCCTCGCTGCGGTCGATCGTCAGCTTGACGGTCACAGCTGGATCCCGCCGGCACCGAACATGCGCGCCAGCTGTTGAAAACGGACGCCATAGGTCGTCAGGTTCCAGGCTCCGGCGCCCTCCAGAGTGCCGGCTCCGGTATCGTAGGAGACCGACACCTTATCGACCGTCTTCGACGCGACCGGGCCGCTGGACTGCCCCGGCGAGCCGCCGTTCTGTCCGGCCCGATAGGCGGGCCCGGCGAGGGCCACATTGTGCGCGGCATAGAGTTCGATGCCGGTATCGAGGACCGTTCCCCACCGATCCGCCGGCAACATCTGCGCGGCGAGATCGAGCCAGAACTGGATTGTCTCCGTGCGAAAGACGTCCTGATCGGCGAATTCGGGGAAATGCGCGAGAAAGGTCTGAACGGTCGCAGTCATCGGTTGCCCTGCCATTCAGAGGATGTCCCGGCGGCATCGCGCCGCCGGGCCGTTAGCGCGTGAACGGCGATCAGCCGATGCCGTCGCGGTAACCGATGGTTTCCGGGTAGACGGTCTCGACGACGCCGAGCGACCCGAAATATGGCACCTTGACGTAGATGCCCTGATACTGCGGCGCGACAGGCTGCAGCGGCACCATCGGGAAGCGGACGAACTCCGGACGCTGGCTGTAGGCAACCATGCGATCCGCCGACGCACTGGGAAGGTTCGCCGTGGCCAGCCACTTCACCGACATGATCTCGAGCGGGATGCCCTTCTCAGCGGTGAGGATGTTGTTCGCCTTCAGGAACTCGAGGATGGTCGTGTTGGCCGCCGACGATGCGACCGTGGTCGAGATGTATCCGAACGGGGTCGGCGCCACGAGGAGCTTGGTCGGCGGGCTGGTGTAGCCCGATGCCGCCCAGACCGAGATCAGCAGCTCATTGACGTCGGCGCGGATCTCGTCCGGCGTCTTGTTGACCCAGGTCGTCGACCCGGCTGCGCCGACGGCCACGGTGGCCGAATTGGTCACGTTGGCCGAATTCAGCAGGCCGGTCGTGCCGATATCGGTGGCGCCGACATAGGCGACCTGATCGGCATCCATCTGATGCTTGCGGTTCAACGCCGCCAGCATCTGGACATCGATCGGTCGGCCGGTGAGACGTGCCGATTCCAACTCTGGAACGGTATAGGCGACTTCCATCGCCCACATGTTCAACGGCGAGACGATCTTGCCGATGTCGAGTTGTGCGCGCGGCAGCGTCGTCGTATCGCGACCGGCCCATGCGACACCGCCGGGCGTGACGCCGCCATTGGCGCCGAAGGTCGAGAGCGTGTAGCTCGACGAGGTATCGCCGATCTGGACGTCGGTGCGCAGATCGATATCGCGGGTCCACGTCGTCGCGATCAGCGGCTCGTGGATGACCGGGTCGAGGCGCTCGAGCTCGCCGATCAGGAAGGCGCCGGCGCTGTCATACGTCGCCTGATCGAAGGTGGTGAAGGCGTCCCGCGTGAAGGCGCGGGGAACATAAGGGGCCGGGACAAGCGCCGTCGACCCCACGAAGTCGCGAGAATGGAAGGACATGAAAAAGGCTCCATCAGGGGGCCGGGCGCGTCGTCTCGACGGGCCGTGCGCCTTGCCGAAGGGCGGGTGCAAGGGCGGGGGACGACGGCGGGGCGATGCCCGCCGGGCCTTAGATGTTGTAGGCGACCTCGACGATGCCGTTGGCATCCGCAGGGCCGGTGAAGAACGCGCCAGTGATGGCGACGCCGGTGCCGCCGCCAGCCGGCGATGCCGCCGTGACGATGTCGCCGACGACGACAGTGCCGCCGGCCGTCGTCACGGCATAGACCTGGCCGCCCTTGGCCGCGGTGCCCAGCTTCAGGACAACCGACATGTAGCCACGGCGGAGGACGTCGATGATGCCCGACGTCGGCGGCGTCGCGGCACCGAGGCCGTTGGTGGTCGACTGCGCCGGGTAGGGGCGGACGGCGAGGCCATTGCTGACCGTGCCGGCGTCACCGGAAGCCAGGGGCTGGATCTTGCCGGCAACGACCTTCGTGAAGGCGCCATAGGCCGTCGGGGGCGTGCCGGAATCGATGATCCCCTGCTCGATCGTCAAGCTGTCGGTTCGAGAGACGGTACCGGCGAAACCCGCCGGCACCCGCGTAGCATAGGCAACCATGATGATATCCTCTTCGGGTTGCTGGTGGGGCTCAGGCGCCGGCGCGCGCCGAGGCGCGACGTTCCTTGATCAGGGCGTCATACTTCGCCGCGGTCATCGGACCCTGCGGGAACGTCCGATCGGCCACGGACGGACGTCCGCTCTTGTTTGCCGCGGCCGCGATGGCGGAAGCGGCATTGAAGATCACCTCGGCGGCATCCGCCGTCAGGGTGTCGAAATTGATCGCCTTGCCGCCGAATGCCGCTTCGACATGCGGCTTCCGCTTCGGATCGGCATAGGCGGCCTTCAGCGTGGCGAGGCGCAGGCCCGCCATGGCATCCTGTGTCGACGTCGGCTTCGCCTTGGCGTCGAAGGTCGGCAGCGAGATACCGGGCGACAGGATTTCCGCCTTGGCGCGGACATCGGCGAAGGCGTCGCGGAGCGTGGCCGAATCCATGGTGGCGTCGGGCTTGTCCTTGTCCTTGTCCTTCTCCGTGACGGCAGGATCCTCGTCGGCCACGGGAGGTTTGGCGAGCTTGCCGACAGTCTCCGCGAGCGTCGCAATGGACTGCTCGATCTTGGTCAGGCGCGCGTCGAGGGATTCAGGGAATTCACCCTTCCCGGTCTCGCCCTCATCTTCAGCCTTGGCCTCAACGGGATCGGGCTGTTTGACCTCGATCACGATGCGCTGCGGCTCATCGCCGGCCTCTTCGGCCTGCGCGGCCTGCAGCTCTTCCTCAAGAGCGGCCTCATCCTGGGCCTTGAAGGCCGTCCGGATGCGATCCCATGGGGACCTCTTCTTGGCAGCCATCTTCGGCTCCTCTTCCTGAGATTGATCCTGAATTGCGCATGCCGGGCCGGCGCGACCACGCTCGACAAGGGCGACATGATTTCCGACGATCTTGGTCTGGCGTCCGAGTCCAGGCTTCACCTGTTCGCGCGGCCCGTCGTAGCCGCATGACACTTCGCGCTTTCCGGCAAGGACATCGTCGATGCCGTCCTTGTCAGTGATCAGCAGATCGGCGATCAGATAGTCGGCCTCGATACCGTCGCCACGGCGGGGATCGAGCACGGTCCCTATCGAATAGGCGCGCCAGTTCGCCGGCAGCACGAATTCCGGCGGATGGTTATTGGTCACCGGCTTGCCGTTGAAAGAGGCCAGCGTCTCGCTGGAGAATAGAACGTCGGGGTCCCGCGTGATCGTGACCATGCCGGGACCGGATGGCTCGATGTCCGGCACCTCGTCATGCCGATAGAGCATCGGGCCGACACGAGCGATCCGGACGCCGTCGCAGAACAGGAAGCCTTCCGGCGTCAGATAACGGGTGCGGCCGATCTGCCCATCGACGAGCACCGGCGAGCGATCAGCGGTCGCCTGTGTCATGATCAGGCGCTCAGTGTGCGGTACCACTTGCCGGCGACCGGGCAGAAATAGATCGCCGTGAGCCCGGCACCCTGCGCGACGCCGGTACCGGTGGCGACGTCGTTGACCGTGTCGCTACCGGATCCGAAGACCTGCATGGAATTCGACGCCTGGCCGTTGATCACGACGACGACCATGCCGGCAACAGAAGCCGGCAGCTTGACGCTGTCTGCTGCAGTGGCGACCACGGTGACATGATTGATCGCGGCGGCGAGCAGCGTCGCATTCGTTTTGCCGCCACCGGCGCGCGCCGTGATCGTCGTGGCGACGGAGAGCAGCGGATAGCCGCCGATCGCGGCGTTGCCGGCCACGGCGAGCGAGCCGAAGTCACCGACGGCGGCCGAATTCTTGCCCTTGCGGACATAGGCGGGAAGAACCATGGTCGTGATCCTGTGTTGGAGAGGCCCGCTTGACCGGATTGCGAAGCACGCCGGCTGAAATCGTCGACGACCTGCGGGAACTCGCCGATCTTGCCGCCGATGAAATGAACGAGGACAATGCCGCCCTCGCAAAGGTGATGGACGTTCCGACCTGGCGCCCGGAAGACACGACCGAAGGGCAGGCTGCGGATCTGATAGAGCGCTATCGCGGCGCGCTGCAGGAAATAGAAAGCGGCGCCGCTGACCCGCGGGGGGTTGCCGTTGCCGCACTCACAGAGCCGACGGAGGCATCTGACACATGATCATCGCCCTGCTCGTCCTGATACTGCTCGCGATCCTGTTCCCTGGCCTTTTGCGCGCCGCGTTCGTCTGCGTCGCACTCATCGTTCTGTTCGCCATCGGATCTTCGCATCGGGCTTCCGCGATGGACATGCCGACTATCGATGTCGATTCGATCTGTTCGAAGCGGGGTGGCATCCCAGAGGTCAATCAGTGCATCGCCGCCGAGCAGGGTGCGTACGATCAACTGCAGGTGATGTGGCCGGCCCTATCGGCAGAACGCCAGGCGACCTGCATGGACTACTTCCATGAGACGGCAATCAGCCAGCCGTTCCCGCTGACATACCTCAACGCCTGCGTCGTCGCTCAACTCAACCAGCAGCAGGATCAAGACTTTCTGACCAAGCGACAGACGTTTAAGCCCTAGTCCTCAGGGATGATCGGTTCCGCCCAACAGCGGCAATTCCAGATCGCGCCGGGCAAGGCATGATGGCCGGGATCACATTCCGGCGGGTCATCCCATCGGAACGCCTTGCCATTCAGCACCCGATGCGTCGGCCGGACATCGCTGTCGCCGACCGTCCTCCAAATGAACTGCGTCGATCCGATCGATTCAGCACGCGCCTTCGTCAGTTCCGTCGCCGTGCGGCTGACCTCGGTTCGGGCGATCAAGGTTGCGCGGCTCTTCGTGACCTCGCCGGTTCGCATGATTTCGTCCGCGATGTCCGTGGCGCGGCGGCCCGTCGTTATCCCTTCCAAGGTCAGCTTGCGGACCCGATCGGCCGCTTCGGTCGGTAGGCTGGTGATCAGGGCCGTTTGCCGATCAAGCGCGGCTCTCATCGCGCGGCCGACTTCCGACTGGCCGATTTCGGCGCGCAGCAGCCTGCCGATCTCCTTCGATGCATCCTTCCACATGCGCTCGTCACGACGACTGACGTCAGAGATCATGGCTTTCGCGGTCGCCGTCGCCCATCCCGTGATGATGGCGGCATATCCATCGAGAGCAGCTGCGACGCGCTCAGCCGATCGCGGGTCATCCTGGTCAAAGGCAGAGACGAGGTCTGCGACGTGCGCCGCAACCCGTCGAAGGCGTCTCCCGTAGTCCTGCTCGTCCTTATGGGCTCGCTTCCAATTCGGCCGCTTCTTCGACGCCGACCGATCCATCGTCAGGGAGAGCCGCGGCAAGGGCTGGTAGCTCTGCAACATCAACGCCCTCGCCCGGCTCCGGGGGCTCGTTTTCGGCCTCCGTGATCAGATCGTCGGTGAGATTTGTCCAAATGCCGGTCACATCGGACGACTGCTTCAGTTCACGCATGGCGGTGGGCCGATCTACGATTCCAGCTTCAAAGGCCTGCGTCGTGGCCGCCGTAGTGCCGACCGCGATCGTGGACTTCTCGGTCTCGGACATCTGCCAGAGGCTGTTGAAGGAGAAGTCCAATTCCTCCGGCGGCTCACCGCCGATATCCGACCGATAGGTGAGTTCCAGCACCTTCTCGACGCCGAAGCGCATCCGGCTTTCCTGCTGTGCACTGATCTGGTCGTAATAGTTTCGGATGTCCGCGTCGCCGGTCGCATTCAGGCCGGCCGGCGACTGACCGAAGAGGCGAACGAGAGGAATCTGTAGGGCGCCGGAAAGCTGTTGTGCGAACTGCAGCAACAGATCCGACAGCCCGGCGAACGTATAGCTGTGCGCCTCGAAGGTGTCCTTGGCATCCAGCAATGTCAGTCCTTCGCTGGACTGCATCAGCCGGATCATCTCGAACATCTTGATCAGCGCCGCTTCGGCGGGGCCACCCGCGGCCAGGATGTCGCGGAGACCTTCAACAGAGACAGTCCGAAGATGTGCTTTGTAGACGAGTTGTGCGGCGCCCTGCGTCGTGCTGTCAAAGGCGACGAGCCGGTCGTAGATGCGCTCGACGATCGACAGGCCCCATCCGTATTCGGCGACACGCTGCCAATACGGCAGATCGTGCCCATCGATCCTGATGACGCGGCTGTGATGGATCCGCTGTCCGCGCAAAGCCGGCGCCGATATCATCACATCGTACCAGGCTGGCCGGCCGAGATCGGGGCCAAACTCTTCCACCACCTCTTCGATCGCCGGAACGACGACCCATCGGTCAAGGCAGAGCAACCCCTTGAATGCGCCGCGCGCAACGGTCTCCATCCGCAGCGGGGTTGCGAGGTCCTGCCCCTCGACCAGGATGACGGCTATGGCCCCGCCATAGAGGCGCGCCCATTTGATGGTGTCGTTCAGTGCCTGCCAGATGCCGCGGCGCTCGAACCTCTTCAAGATGAGGCTGATCTGGTCGGGCTCGATCGCCGACGAGATATCGATGCCGGCTCGCGTCATGTCCTCGGCGACGCAGTCGACCGCATTTCCGATCAGCCAGGAGCCGCGATACATCCATTCCAGTTGCGCGCGCTGGCGCGTGATCGGGTTCAGCGAATAGGACGAGCCCGACGAGAGGTTATCAGCGCCGATGCCGAGCCTGGCCGAGATATTCTGAAACGAATCGCCCGTCGGCTTCTTGGCTTCGGCGAGGCGCGGCTTCTTGGTCATAGCGCCTCGCTTCGTGTCAGCCATCGGCGAACGCCTTTATCCATGTCGCCGGATCATGAGCGTTGAGATCGAGCATCAGCTCGGCAATCGCCCAAACCATCGCGTCGGCTCGGTCTGGCGAGCCCTTGCCGATATAGCCCTCAGATGTCATCGAACAGAGCTGGTCCTCCAGTTCGTCGACCTTGCCAACGAGCTTGACCTTACCCTGCTCGAACAACGCAGCGACCGGCTCGGCTCGGGCGATCTTGCCCCGCGACGCCGTGACCTCCTTGTAGGAGACCGACTTGTCCACGGTGCGGATGACGTGCTGGACCATCGCGCCACCGAAGTTGCGCTCGGCGATGATGCGGTCGGCTCCAAATTCCCGGTAGGCCTCTACAGCCCGGCGCCCCCAGCCGTCCGGCGAGAGCTTGCAGGTTCGGTCGGCAAGAACGTAGCCGATACCATCGACACCCTTGCCGGCTGCGACGATGCCGATCGAATCGCCATCGTCTTCCTCGCCTCCCGTCCCGGACGGATCGACGCTGATCACGATGCGCGACATTTCCGGAGCGGTGCGGACGTGGGCCGCATCGACCATGGCCCGTGTCCAGAGCGCGCCGGGCACATCGTCGAGGATCTCGGCGTAGAGCTCTTGGCGACCGAGACGGGTGCCTTCAAACCGCGCCAGGATCTTCTGCAGATAGGACGGCGCCAGATTGGCGCGGTTGTCGAACGTCGAGCCCCGCGTCACCACCGCATCGGCCAGGATCTGCCGGACGAGCGAGATCGGTCGAGGTGTGGTCGTCACCATGGCCTGCGGATGCTGACCAAGGCGAAGGCCGAACTGAAACATATCCCAGGCGTCTTGCCCGTAGCGCCATGCGGCGAGCTCGTCGGCCCATCCGGCATCGTGCTGCGGTCCGCGAAGACGATCAGGCTCGTCCGCCGAAAACGTCGTCGCAATGGCGCCATTTGCCCATGTCACGCGGCGCTTGGACGGCTCATAGACCGGACGCCCGACGATGGCACCGCGATGGTCCCGATCATGTTCCCAGCACACCGACATCAGACCGCTGTTGCCCTCGACCATGACGTCGCGGGCATCGCCGGACGTCGGCGCGATCAAGGCGATGCGGGACGCACCGGAGCGGACCTTTTCCCGAACCCATTCCGAACCGGCCCTGGTTTTACCGGAGCCGCGCCCGGCGACATAGGCCCAGGTTTGCCAGTCGCCGGGTGGCGCGAGTTGTTCAGGCCGGGCCCAAGCTCGCCAATCCCAAAGAAGCTCTTCAGCCTGCGCTTCCGTCAGGCTCGCTATCAGGCTGGTCCGATCGCGTTCCGGCAGCGAGGCGAGCGAGGCGATCAGCGAGGATGTCACGAGCCGATACGTCCTTCGTCTCGATCGGGCCGCCGTCAGCGCCGGTTACCTCAAGCTTTTTCTTGAACATGCCGAGGTGGTTGCCGATCTTCTCGAGAGCGCCGAGCTTGTCGGCCAGCTTGAACTTCACCCGGCGAACATCGCGGGCGTCCTCGCCGCGGCCATCCCTGAAATCCTCGACCGTGACCTCGGCGAGCGCCGCCGCCTGGTCCCGCGAGAGCGCGGAAAAGTCGAGATAGGGATCTCCGTCGGCGCCGGCCCGCATATAGTCGGCCATGTTGGCGAAGCCGACCTTGGCGAGTTCTTCGAGAACGCGCTGGATCGTGATCTCCGCCCGTGCGGCGCCGCGCCCTTGGATTTCGGCGATGCGCGCAACCACTTCCGGATAGCTATCCAGCCTCGTCGGGTTGCTGTCGTGCTGCTTGTACCCGGCGGTGATGTAGGCGACACCGACCGCCTCGCCCTTGGCCCTGGCCTGGGCGAAGCGCTCATGGCGCGGATTATCGAGGCGAGGCATTCACCCGTGGCGCAACGGCGCCCCTCTCAACTCGTGACAGCCGCGGCAACGGCCTCAACGGACGCCGGATCGACATCCACAGCGAGTACGTCGGCAACGCTCTGCACTGCGGCCTGCACGCGGGCGTCCAGCGCGGCAATCTCCGCCTGCGCTGCGGCGAGTTGCTCGTTGACCTGCGCCAGATCCGCCTTGGTCGCATCGAGTTCGGCCACGAGCGGCGACGGCGCCCGCAGCTTCTCGATCACCATGGCGGCGGTCGCCTCCAGCGCGGAGACATGCGATTCGAGCGGGCTGAAATCGAGCGACATGGCGATCGGCCTTTGGTGGTGGAGGGAATTGGATGCAGCGGGCGGATTCGAACCGCCGGCCTTCAGGGTATGAACCTGACGAGCTACCGGACTGCTCTACGCTGCTGAAATCTGGTCGATAGGACAACATCGCGGAAGCCACATTCGGCTCCTGGGTCCAGGCCGGAGAATTGCTTCAGCGCCGCAGCGCCGGTCCTCTCAGAGCACCCGAATCATCCTGACGCAGGATATGGGAGCAATTGATCGAAGATGTCAAGATGTAGGCGACGATCATTCACAAGGCCTCCAGCTGCTTCGCCTCGAACTCGACCGGCGTCCCGCGCCCGAAGATCTCGATCGCGACCTTGATCAAGCCCTGTGCGGTGACGTCCTCGACGAGACCGTTGAAGCCGGCGAACGGACCTTCCTTTGGGCGCACGGCCGTCCCAGCCGGAAAGCGTTCTGCCGCGGTCTTCTTCCGCGCCCGCCCCTTCACGACCGGCTCGATCATCTTGTCGAAGAGACCGGCGATCTGTGCCGCCTGCATTCGCTCGACATAGCCGTTCGGCACGACGAGCGCCCAGCCGTCGTTCCCCAACACGCTGCCGATACCGTCGCAGGCGCCCAGAACATCCCATGGCATTTGCGCCAATGAACCGTCCCGCCGCATCGGCTGAGCGACGAAGATGTACCCCGTGAAGAGCGGAAACCGTCGCACCACCGATTTGCGGCTCTTCCGGAGATAGATCTCGCGGCGCATCCGAGGAAGGTAGCCCTCCAGCCCTGCCTCCCGCAACGACCGCTCAACGACGGACTCATCCTTGAATTCGTCAGGGATCCCACGCCGCGGCGGCGCCTTATGCGAGGCCCCCGGCTTGAGAACCCCAACGTACCAGCGTCGATTTGGCTCGCACCCGCTCATATCCGCTCACCCGATTTGATCTGCCGTGCACCGGCTTCCATCGCGTCAATGTCGTGGGATTCGGTCCCGGCGAAGACGACGGCATGACGGTAGGCGGCACAGAAATCGTCGAAATCGACCCACCTCTTTCCGATCAAATCGGCGTGGATGGTCGAGTGAATCCCCGGCATCGCAGGCCCAAGGCGAGCCCACGGAACGTCGTAAACGCCGCTTTCGGTATCGGCGAGCAGGAAGCCGTCGACGACGCGCCATTGCCTGCCCTGCCACAGGATCCGATCGATCGCTTGGTCTTCCGATTCCATCACTGCGCTTCCCTTCGCATTTCGGCTTCATCGGCTTCAGCCCAGCCTGCTCCATCGTCAGGCTTCAGCAGGTCAGGCGGCGCTCGGCACCCTGGCTGCGACGGCAATGGCCCCCAAGCTCTCGACCAGGATTTGTGTCGACGGGCCCATGAGATGCGCGCCTGCCAACGGGTTCGATCTTCTTGCGTCGGGAGTTGGATAACCTCGGCAATTGGCGCAATCCCAGCCTGCTCCGCGGCTCGACGAAACCAGTTCCGGAAGGTGGCGGACCAATCGAGCTTGACGCCGTCCCGTCCCGGTTTGGCGATCCAATAGTCGCGGAATCTGCCGCATTCCCGGTCGATCCCGACATCGCCAAAGCCGAGAGTTCGCGCAAATTCGCGATCATCCGTGTTGGCCGACCAATCGGGTGCAATCCGGGTTCCGGTCTTCGATTTCGGCTTTTCGGGCGTTTTCTGGTCGGAGCGCGACTGCGGCGCGCCAACCGAACGAAGTGAGGTTTCTTCTTCTTTACTTAACTCTCCCTCTCCCTTGGATCCTGTTACAAGCTCTGTCACAGACGTTGTCACATCGTCTGTCTGGCCTCTGTCGCTTACATTGTTACGTTGGGCGGCGCCGGTCTGTCTCTGAGCCGCGCGCGCGGCGCGAGCGGCCTCAGTTCTGGCTCTCTGCGAACTCCTTGCATCCCACGCATCCAAAGCCTTTTCCGCGACAACCGGATGGTAGAGCCTGCCGTCGCTGCATTTAATCCAGCCCCGCAAAACCATGTCGCGAACCTTTTTCCATCGGGTCCCTGCGCCGCTGAGATGGGCGAGAATTCGGTCATCGTCGGGAATGCTTGCCGCGGGGACTTGCAGAAAGCTACGTCCCCAAAGTGAGAATGCGGCCTTAAACTCATCTCCTGTCGCCAGTGCGTATAGATCGCTGTCAAAGAGACGGACGATATCGACCGGCATGTACGGCATTCCGCGGAGATCGCAATCCGATGGTGTTAGCGGTGCCGGAAGACCTTCAATGGACATTGTTGACCCCCTGAAGAGCATCATCGACCAGCGCCGTTGCCGCCTCGCGACTTAGACCGAACTGTTGCATTGCCATGCTAATGAAGAGATCGCGCGGCGGGGGCGTGTCGCGAAGATCGACTTCCGGCGGGACCAATGGCGCGGGCAGACCGGAGCGCTTCATCAGAACATGCTTTCGATCTTGAGATTTCGGATCGCAGACGCGGGAAGGTCGATGAAGAGCTTCACCGTGCCTGTCGGCCCCATCCGGTTCTTGGCGACGATGGCCTCAAGCTGGTTCTCGGTGTGCTCGAGCATGGCCTGATCCTCGATGGTGTCGGCCTTCTGCTTCTTGAGGTAGTAGTGGTCGCGATAGAGAAAGATGACCTTGTCGGCATCCTGTTCCAGCGATCCGGAATCGCGGAGGTCCGACAACATCGGCCTCTTGTCTTCGCGGGTCTCGCAGTTCCGGGACAGCTGCGACAGCGCTACGACGGCGATGCCGAGGGACTTGGCAAGCCCCTTGAGCCCGGCCGAAACCTCGCTGACCTCATTGTTGCGGTCGCCGCGATAGCGATCCGCTGGACGCACCAGTTGGAGATAGTCGACGATGAGGATGCCGAGATTGCAGCCGTCGCGCTTGAATGCTCGCTCCCAGGATCGCGCCAGCGTCGTGATGCCGGTAATCGACAGTCCGCCGCGGTCGTGGATCAGGACCGGAAGCTTCGCAAGCTCGAATGATGCAGTCTCGATCGCGCCGAGGTGCGAGCCATAATGGCCCTTCGCCACCTGTTCATAGGCGATGGAGCCGACGTGATCAAAGGCCTCGTCGGTCAACATGCGCGTCGTCAGGCTGACGTCGCTCATTTCCAACGATGCGATGCCGGCGCCGATGCCTGATCGTGCCGCGGCCCGTGCCAGGCAACCAGCAAGCGCGCTCTTGCCCATCGAAGGCCGACCCCCGACCAGGATGAGATCTCCCGGCGCAAAGCCGCCAGTCATGCGATCGAGATCGACCAGTCCGGTCGTGATGCCGGCGGCGCTGTTTCCATTTGCCGCTGCCGCGGAGGCATGCTGTAGCGCCTTGACGACAGCATCCTTGAGGGTGATCGACACCGCCGCGGGGTCGACGTTCTCGGCGACACCGGACAGCGCCTCAAGGCGCCCCGTGGCGCGCGCTATCTGTTCGGCCGGGTTGAGGTCAGCCGGCGCGTCATAGGCGATATTGACGACATCGTCGCCGATCTTGATCAGCGACCGCCTCACGGCGAGATCATAAATGGCGCGACCGAAATCCTCGGCGTTGATGACCGTCGTGGCCTCAGCCGCGAGCCGGGCCAGATATTGCGCCGCATTCAGTTCGCCGACGGCGAGGTCTGGCGGCATGAAGTGACGCATCGTCACCGGGTTCGCTATCCGCTCCGAGCGGATCAGCTTCGCCGCAACGTCGTAGATCTGACCATGCAGGGGCTCGATGAAGTGATCCGCCTCAAGAAACCCGGCGACACGATCAAACGCCTTGTTGTTGACCAGGATGGCACCGAGCAGGGCTTGCTCGGCTTCGATGTTCTGCGGCAGCGGCCGCGGTTCCGGGAGGGCATGGGCATTCAATTCGGAATGCTCCCGCCACACGCGCAATGCCTGGATGCCTGGTAGATGATCGTAGTGTGATGCCGGCCGCCGAGTGCCTTCCCGATCGCCGGCAGGGCATAACCGGCGGCCTTGGCGCGGTAACAGATCTCGGCAAGGGCACGGGCCTGAGGCGAATCTCTGTCGGCGAAGGTATGGCGCCGCATGACATCGTCGATGGCGATGCCATGGGCGGAGGTAACGGTGGCGATCATATCCTCGATTGTTGCCGGCGCCCCCTTCTCGATCCGCTGGCGGGCGCGACGGAGCCGATCCCGATCTCGGCGCGCGGCGAGACGCTGCTGATGACGGACCTCATCGTCCGATGACCCGACGCGGCGGACGGCATCCGCGATCCTGTTCCGGATCATGATGGCCTGCGGCGAGGCCCCCGCTTCAGGCTGGATATAGCCGTGGTGCTTCAGGAGCACCGCCAGGGCACGACGGCACGACAAGAACTTCGCGGCGCGCGGGATATGGGTGCGATCGAATTCGCCTTCGCAGTGCATTACTCCGCCGCCTCCGTCATATCGTCGCCTATGGTGTCGAAAAGACCGGGAACGGCCCGCTTGGCCTCTGCCTCCCGGCAATAGTGGAGACCGTCCCGGAAATAGTCGGTGTGGAGCTCGGACGCCGCGCCCCGGCGCCCCTTCAAGATCGCGCGATAGGGCACCGTCATGAGGCCGCCGAAGGGGTCGTAGACGATCTCGTCCGGGTTGGAATAGCGATCGATGAGCCGGTCGACGATGTCGAACTGCAACGGGCAGACGTGCTTCTCGACGTTGCGGCTGGACTGGTTGCCGTTCAGCGTCCGCATCCGAACGATGTCGTGCCATACGGCGGGATCGTGCGAGCCCGGCGCCAGCGCCATGAAGGTCCGCGGCAGAGCGCCCGGCCGGCGGGCCTCTATCGCCTCGCCCAGAGCGACATGACGCTCGTGGTCATAAGGTTCGGCCAATGACATGTCGGTGAAGAACTTGGCGAGTTTCGCCGGCCCAAGCGCGGCGAGTTCATCGACGGTCAACAGCCGATCGCCCGAAGACCGCCAGAACGCATGCGCGTCGATCTGCCAGCGCGCCAGGCTGTAGTCTTCCGGGGTTTTCCTGACCGGCAGATCGGCGTAACCCTTCGACCGATCCGACTGTCGCTTGCGGAAAAGCAGGACATATTCGGGGCAGCCAACGCCCATCTTGGTCCCGTCCTTCATCATCTCGGTATATCCGAGCCGATAGGTTTGGTTGTTCTCCCTGACGACGTCTGTGACGATCGTGATCATCCCGAAATACTGGAAGCCGTGCTGGCGGTAGTGAAAGATCGCCTCGGCGTGGAACGGCGAGACGGTCGGGACACCCTCGCCGGTGACGTTGCCGAACAGAATCCTGTCCTTGACGTGGATGCAGGCCAGCCGTCCGGGCTGAAGGATCCGGTGAAGTTCCGGCGTCAGAAAATCCATTTGACGCCAGAAATGATCATTGTCGTCGGTATGGCCAAAATCGTTATAGCTGGCCGTGTATTCGTAGTGGTTCGAAAACGGGATCGACGAGATGATCTGGTGGACGCTGTTGTCCGGCGTCCGGCGCGCCTCATCGACACAATCATTGTGAGCGATGCGGAAGCGCTCGCCAATGATTTCGCGCCTCGCAACACCGACCGAGCGTGACAGAACGTCGTCGATCGGCAACTGGTCGAGGCCGTAAGCGCGGATGATCTCGCTCATCTTGGCCATCATGCGATCGTGCTCAGCCCATTTACGTTCCAGCTCTCGCCGGATCTCTCGTTCGTCTTCGGAATAAATGAGGTCGAGAGTGCACGCCTCGGCTTGGCCGAAGCGGACGATGCGGTGAAAGGCCTGAATGAAGTCGTGGAACTTGAAGCCGATGCCAAGAAAGACGGCCCGGTGGCAGTGGCGCTGGAAATTGCAGCCAGCGCCGGAGAGGATGGGCTTGGTCGCGAAATGGCGGAACTTGCCGTCGGAGAATTCGACCACACGCGCTTCGCGGATATCGAGATCCATCGAGCCGTGAATAGACAGGGCGTCCGGCACGGCTGCCTCGATCGCGCGGCGCTCCGCCTCGAGGTCGTGCCAGATCAACATGTGGCTTTCCGGATCCTCGGCGATGATCTCTGTCAGCTTCTCGATCCTCGCCGGCAGGCTGTCACGCTTGGCGCCAGCGGCTTCGGAGAGGCCTAGGGCGGCATTGCGGAACAGCGCCCCTTGCCCGTCACGATCCGGGGCCGCTGTGGCATGGTCGACCGGGACCTCGTGCCAGTTCACGGTCACCGGCGGCAGGACATAGCCATCGTCCGAAAAACCGAGATCGGATGGCGCCTGGACGAAGATCGCCCAGGAATGCACCCAGAGCCAGAATTCCTCTTCCTTGTGGGGATAGAGCGTCAGATTGCCGGCGCTCTCCGAATCGCGCTGGAAGAACCGCGTCAGGGCCTGGCCGGTATCCATGACTCCGAGGAAACCGGCATAGTGGATCAGTTCCTTGGTCCGGTTCGGCGAGGGCGTCGCCGTCGCCACGAATTTGAACCGGACCCGTTCGAAGAGCGGAAGGAACTCCTGGAACGTTTTGGAGCCGTAGGAGCGCAGCACCGCGGCTTCATCCAGCGAGACGGCTATGAACAGATTCGGATCAAGCTTGCCGTCGCGGATCGTCTCGTAGTTCGTGATGTTGATTGCGGCGGCGTCGATCTCGCCCGCCGACCGAATGAACTTGATGGCAACGCCGATCGCCACGGCATCGCGGCGAAACTCCTGGCGGACACCAAGCGGCATCACGATCAGGACGGGGCCGCCGACCTTCGCCAGAACAAGGCGCATGAGTTCGAGCTGCAGGCGCGTCTTGTGCAAGCCGAAATTCAGGAAGAGCGCGCGACGGCCGCCACGAAGCGCCCATGGAACGATCGCGCGAACATGGGGCTTCAGGATCGGCTCTGCCGTCACTTCGTCGAGCGACACGACGATGCCATCAGACGGTGCCAGGGGCACCTTCTCAGCGAGAAACTGCCGATAGGCGTCGATCGTCATGCCGCCTTCTCCTTCGAAAGAGCGGGCGACACCGGCATCGCCGCAACCATGGCCCGGATCTCCGCCTCGTAAGGGATCATGGCTTTGACGAAGTGGTAGAACTGCGCGGTTCGATCGGCGGCGGCTTTGGCCTCGGCGAGGGTATGGTTGACGGTGAAGCTCGGCCACCTTGCGGCGTAGACCTCAAGCTGATGCACAATGCCGGCCCTTTCGCGGGCTTCGAAAAACAGGTCGACCGCAAGCTCACCAAAGCTGGCGGCAGGAAGCGGGATCGGCATGTCCGACATCATGCGGCCTCCGCTTCAGACGGCCGGCGCGCGGCGGGCGGCTGGTGGGTGAGCCGGAAGTGATGCTCGCAGTAGGGCGCGCCGGGACGCACCGGCATGCCGCAGGCCTTGCCGTCTTCCATGTTCGGCGCCGGTTCATGGTGAGCCCAGAGCGGGAAGTGGCAGCGCAGCGCGCCGGCATCGGCGAGTGCGATCACTGCCGAAGGATCGGGAGGTACGATCGGCGCCGGTGGCAGCTTGACCAGCTTCGGGGCTGGAAGCGGCGTCACCATGGAGGGCGAGCGCGGCGGCGTCGTCGTTGCCTTCCGAGGGGCTGGGATTGCCTTCGGCTTCGGCTCGGCCTTGGACTTGGGCCGCCCACCACCGTTCTTCCCCGGCTGCGTCTTGGCGATGCCGAGTTCGTCCCGGTTTCGGTCGACGAAGCCACTGATCGCGTTCCGGCTGGTGCCCAGCATGCGGCCGATCTCTGTGAACGATGCCCGGCCGTCGGCCAGAGTGCGGACCTGATAGAGGCGGCCATCCTGCGACAGGTCATCCCATCGCTTGCCGTCCGATGGGTGCGCGGCCCGCGGTGCTGGGTGGTGGCGATCATCGACGGAGGAAGATGCCGGCGCTGGTCGGCTATCCCCCTCCGTCCTTCCGCCGTGCGCCAAGGCGTCCGGCAGGTTCGAAAGCGGTGCCGCTGTTCCGTTGGGCTTCTCGTCGCCAACGTCGGCTTCGGACGACGGAGCCGGAGCGCGGAACTCCGGGCCGTCCTCGCGGCTCTCCGATCCGCGCTCTGGAGATGTGGCCGAAGCCCAGATCCCAAGCTCGCGCATCTTTGCTTCGACCTCGCCGAGAGGGCGATCGGTCTCCGTTAGAATTTCGTCCAGCTTGTAGCCGAGGGCGAAATAGTCCCTCAGATCGGCGATCTGGTCATCGGTCCAGTGGGTCATGCTGCGCTCTTCTGCTGGCGCGGCGTGAGGTGAAGGGTCCCCGTCTCTTCATTGACCGCAAACAGAGCGCGACCCGAGTTGTGAAGCCGGCGGCACGCATCGCGGACACGATTGCCGTCGGCGCCGTATTCGAGCATCAGATCCCTGGCATTCGGGCCGTGACGGAACCGGGTCATCAGCGCCGGCATGTCGTTGAGGATCAGGGTCGCCAGCGCTTCGCCTGCCGAGACCGCACCGACCGCCGCCGGCTGAGTGTCGACCGCCGCGACGATCGAGGCCATCGTCTTCGGTGCGCCCTCGACAGGGCTGGCCGGCGCGTCGCCTTGCCCGATCGACGCTGCAGGCGTGTCCTGCTCTCCCGCGCGTTCTTCCTGCTGGTCACCAGCGGGCCTGAAGGGCAGCTTGGTTTTGTCGCCGCGCAGGCAGATGGCCTGGAGCGCCGCGATGGCAGTATCGAGGCCCGACACCTGCGACGTCAGCAGCTGGATCTCTGCCGCCTTCGCGTCGCGTTCGACAACGATCAGATCGATGGCGTCCGTAATCGTACTCATGATGCGTCTCCTTGTTCTGCCTTGATCTTCCGGATCATTTCCTCGTTGGCCTGGAGCCATTGCAGCGTGCCGAGCACGCATTCGAGGTCCTCGGCGATCATCGCCCGCTCGGACGGACGCGGAGTGGTGCCGCCGTGAACGATGCGAATCGCGGTGCGGGTCGATTCAAGCTGGCGGGAGAGCGAGCGCTTCTGCATCACGCCGCTCCTGCGAACAGCGGTGTCGACGCGGTGCCCGTCTCCGGGCGGATCAGCGCCGAGGCATAGGAGTGCAGCGCAATGGCGTCGGCCTCATCATGAGTGGCCGGCGAGGCGCCGAGCTCACGGGCCCGGGCGACGGTGCAGAACTTCGCGGCCTTGCTATCGAGATTGCGACGCCCGACCACCGGCTTTCCCTGGAAAAGGAATTGCCGCCCGCCGATAAAATGACCCCTCACATCTTGGACATTGCAGGGCTCGACGCGCCAGATCCCCCGCAATTGCCCGACCAGCTTGACGATGGCCGGCAGCCCCATGAGGAACGAGGCGGTGTCTATGTTGGACTGGCCGCGCATATGCGTCGGCGGCAACGGCGCCTCATAGTAGATGGCAGCCGGCTTGAATGCTTCGGTGCGCTCCCAGAGGTGGCGGAAGAGCACGGCATAGCGCTCGCCATGCGAAGTGCCTGGCGCTTCGGCCAGGCGCCAGACAGTCGAGCGCGGAAGCTCTCCGACAGGGCCCTCCGCAACGCCGACGACCGTCGCCAGGTCGAGACACAGGATGCTCCTGTCCGCCATTGTCTGCCCTGCCCTCAGTTCGGCCGCAGCGCGTTGTTGATGTCGGCGACGAGCGCTGGGTCAGCCTTGCCCGACGACTTCCGCTTGATCGATTCCTTGGCCTTGGCGACCTCGCCGGCAGAATCCCATTGCTCCTGCTCCGACAGCCGTTCGGTGACGGTCGTGTCCATCGCCGCGATGGGCTGCTCGAGTTCTTCCTCGGTTCGCGCGGCGCGTTCCGCATCATTGCCGATGGCGGCGTCGTTGATGACGTCGGCGACGGCATCGCCCAGGTCGTGGAACATGTCGGTCTGCGAGAAGAACCCGAGCCGATCGGCCAGCACCATGAAATCCCGGATGCAGGACTGGCGCTTCTGGTCATCCATTTTCTCGAGCGATGTCGCCCAGCCGAACGCCTTGCGATGGATGCCGTAGCGTTCCGTGAAGGTCTTAGTCGCCTGCCCGGCGAGACCGGAATATTCGGCGGCATGGGCCTTCTGCCGATTGGCTTCCTCGACGGCCTTCTTGACCTCGTCAGCGCTCGGCAGCCGCTTCGGACCGAGATCCTGCTGCGCTGCCTTCTTCCTGCCTCGTGCCATGCTCTTGTCCTCTCAGGCGGCCGTGTCGCGGCCTCGACCATCGCCGGGGGAGCGACGGATCCACGGAAATCGGGGGAGCTCGAAATCGGGCAGGTCATCCCCGATCGAGACATCGGCGGCGGCCAAGAGGCGCGCGATGAAGGACGGGGAAGTCCTTGGTGTCTCGCCGTAGAGGAGGACGGGGATCGACCGGGTCATCGGCGTGCCCTTCCTGACGAACGGCGTTTGCGCCAGCGACGATGTGCTCGCTCGCCGGGGCGGCGGTTCTTGTGCTTCGTCGGCGAGCCCCCGCCGCGCCAGATGAGCGGGTCGGCTTGCCGAACCGCCTTGACGATCTCGTTCGCGGCGGCCGGCGCCGGAGCCGTGCGTGTGTCGGCCGCTGGCGAGGCCCTTACGACCGTGGTCTGTTCAGCGATCGGCGTGGATGGGGCGATGCTCATTGCTGCCAAAAGAGAGCCGGCGGCAGCGGCGGCGAAACTAGCGCGCCTCATCATCGTCCTCCTCGATCCAAGGCGCGATCAGAACGGCCGCTGATTTCCCGAAGCGCATCAGCTTCAGCGCCGCCCAGTTCCGCAGATCGAAGAGCCAAGGCTTCCTCGAGCCGCACGATGCGTCGTTCCAATTCGGTGAATTCACGCTTGGCCTCCCTGGCCATTGCATCGCTGGCAGCAGCTCGGCGAAGCGCATCCATTTCCCAAAAGCGAGGTATGGCCTCGCCCCGCCAGATGTCCTCGACACGGCTCGGCTTCATCGGGTCCCGACCCGCATCCTTGAGGTACGGCGCGACAGCCTTCGTGACCGAATTGATCAGCCGCTTCGCAGCCCCCGCCTCAGCGGAGACAGGGTCGATTCGTCCGATAAGCTCCTGAGGCGTCGCCGCCCATTCCATTTCAGGCTCCGTAGTTGCGGTTGAATTGTCCGTGGGCGCGGTTCGATGCACCGTCACTCTGGTCCCCTTCGCTGGCACTGTGGCTTTGCGAGAGACACAGCGGCGAAGAGCCGGGAGACGAAAGGACCGTGGGGGATGGAAGATCGACAGCGCGGACCACCATCGACTTCGATGAAACGGAACGGCGCGCCACGGGCAGGAAACCACAGCGCGCCGCCGGCATCGCGCGCGGGGAGGAGGTCGCACGCGAAGCGATAGAGGACGCGGGAATCATGATGGCCCCCGCTGGAGATCGTTGATGGTCGGCGCTTCGATGCGCGCGGCCCGCTTGGCATGGGCAGCAGCAAGCGCGACGATGCAGATGATGACGATCAGCACGAGCCCGCGCGTGATCGCCCACCCGTCGCTCATAGGACACCGCACGAGACAAGCGTGACGATGGCCCAGAACGCGATGAGCAGGCCGATGACGATGATCCATGCGCGGGAGCGGAACTTGGCGGCGGTCATGCCAGCACCGCCATGGCGAGAGCTGCGAGGTAGACGACGGCGCCGGCGCGGATCGCGAAGGCAAGGTAGCCGGAGACGGAGAGCCACGCGGTCATGAGGTGCGGGCCTCTTGCTCCGCCGACACGGAAACCTGACGCAGCAAGCGTTCGATCGGGCCCGGAACTGGCTGGTCGTTCTCGATCCTGAAAACGGTCGGCTGCGACACCCCAAGAAATTCGGCGAGCCGCTTCTGAGACCAACCAAGCCGCTCCCGGATTTGCCTGACTTCGTCGTTCGTCACGGGTCGCTCCAATACAATGTGGATTTATCCATACGATCCGGATTGAATTTGGTCAATCCCCCTTGTATTGCAACCGATGCGATCCTTTCCGGATGTCAGAGAAAAGCGATCGACTCCGCGCCGCCCGCATTGGCGCGAATATTCAGACTGCGGCTGAGGCCGCGGAGCGGCTTGGCATATCCGCGCCGACCTATGTCCATCATGAGAATGGAACGCGGGACTTCGATAATGATTCCGGCGCCAAGTATGCCCGGCGTTTCGGCGTCAGGGCGGCATGGTTGATCCTGGGCGAAGAGCCACGCAAAGCGCCGATAGCGGAACTGGATGATCGCGCATCAACCGATGGTCGTCGGATCGTTCCGCCCGGCCGAGAATTCGATCCGGACCCCGAGTTTGATCCCGATGGCGGCGCGGCGTTTTCACCTGCAGAGCCGTACCGGCCGGCGATCCCCGGAGCCTCGCCCGAGCTGGACGGCAAGCCCGGCGCCGGCCTTGGTATGGCCGGACAGGAATTCGGCATCGAATCGAAAGGCATCGTTACCGGGCATCGCGTCGTCGCGGAATGGGTATTCCCGCCGGACTATTTGCGCCACGAGCTTGGCGCGCGGCCCGGCAGTATTGTCATCATGGAAGTCGTCGGCGACTCCATGAAAGGGACGCTGGACCCGGGCGACCGCGTGCTTGTCGACACTGGGCAGAACGCGTTCGGCGAGGATGCGGTTTATGTGTTCGATGACGGCGATGGTACGCCGCGCGTGAAACGGTTGAACAAGGTCCATTTTTCCGACCCACGCGCAGTTGCGATCATTTCGGACAACCCGGCGGCCCGGCGGGAAGAGCGGGCGGAACTGGACAATCTGCGGATTATCGGCCGCGTCGTCGGCCGGGTGACGAGGATGTGAGGGGGACCGGCTTGGCAGGAAAAGTCACTCTGCTCGAGCAGATGCGCCGGAACCCGCGAGGCGACTGGACGATTGACGACGTGGCAAAGCTGTGCGCTTTGCACGATATAGAGCTTGAACCACCGTCAGGCGGAGGCTCGCACTTCAAGGCGATTAGCCTCTATCTGGCCGGACACCAGACAATTGTAGCGCGCAAACCCATTAAGCCAGTCTACATTTCGGCACTGGTATCGATGATTGATGCGCACGAAGTCGCACGGAAGAAAGGGAGATAAACATGGATTATCCCATTGTTATTGCTCCTCTCTCGGAGGACGACGGGGGAGGCTATGTGGCCCTGGCCCCTGACCTTCTCGGATGCATGAGCGACGGCGAGACTCCGGGAGAGGCTGCCGTCGCCATTCAGCGGGCTATCGAGGAGTGGATTGATCTCGCCAAACGGCGAGGCATGGATGTGCCCGCGCCTGGTTCTGCCAGCAAGCGTCAGGCAGCCGAAAAGGCAACACTGCTGAAAGAACTGCGCGCAGTAGCCACCAGCATTGATGCCGTCGAGGCTAGGGTCGATGCGGTCGAGCGCATGGTGCGCGAAATCGAAGAGAAGATCGAGCACGTCGGTGCGTGGGAGCGGTTCGCGGTTCTGGCCGGAGTTCCGGCTGCTCGCGAGACTGTTCGAGACAAGCATCCTTCTTGATCGCCGATTGACCCAGATTAGAAAAGCCCGCCCCTCCGGCGGGCTTTTTCATTCGCCTAGAAAATCCCTATCGGATTTATCTATCAGCAAATAATCCGAAGTGTATTGACGCAATCCAATCCGTATCGTATTGTCCCTCCATCAGCCGCCACCCGGCGCCGATGGAGATCAGAAATGGCCAGCCGCTACGACGTCGCCGAGATCCTGCGCAAGGCCCATGCCGAGGCCCGCATGATCGCCCGTCCCGGCGTTCCCTACAGCACGGTCTTCGCCCTCCGCCTCCGGCAGCAGTGGAAGAACGCGAAAGAGGCGCTGTTCTGGTCCGATGAGATCGCCGCCCAGCAAGCGGCTCCCGGCTATGACGCCGCCGTCGCGGCGCGCCGCTCCGCCATCCTCGCAATCGAGACCAAGGATCGCCTGACGAGCGCCGACCATGCCCGCCTCGCAATCCTTCGCGTCGCGGCTTGAGGGGAGGCGCTGATGAAGAACCCCCTCGTTCTCCGCGAAGCCGAGCACGCCGGCGCCCTGTGCCGCGCGCAATTCGCGACCGACGATCTGTTCGTTGGGCAGCCGTTCAAGATGGTGCTCGACGGCAACGGCTTCACGGCCATCCGCCGTCTTGACCTGGCCGAGGCTCGCCGACTTCGCGATTGGCTGACGGCCGAGATCGACGCTGCGGCTTCCGTGGCCGTTCCGCTCCGTCGCAGCGCGGCGTGACGGCGATGTCCGCGCTCCCCCGTTCCCTTCTCTCCCTGCCGCAGGCCGATCTTGAACGGGCGCTGATCGCCCGGGCCAGTCGCGCCATCCGCATCGAGGTCAAGGCTGGCGCCCGATTGATGGTCGATCAGCCCTGGCGGATCGAGCGAGCCCTGCGCCCCGATCTCTATGGCCCGGTGCCGGCCTCCATCGCCGGCCGCCTGCAGCGCGCCGAAGCCCGTATCGACCTTGAGCGCCAATTGGCCCGGAGCCCGCAAGCCTATCTCGCCAGCCCCGGCCGGATGGTCGCCCTTCGCGAGGCCCGGCTGGCACTGCGCTATCTCCGCCGGTTCGTCCACGTCGAGGTCGTGCCGATCCATGAGGCGGAAATGCCGGCCTCGGATTGGAGGATGGCGATATGAAGCTCCCCGCACTCTGGAAGCCGGCCAAGCATCTGCGCCGCTACGCCGAGAGGACGCGCGCCGTCCTGGTCGAGCGGTTCCCGGATGCGATTGTCCCGCGCCGCCAGCCGAAGAAGCCGCTGAAGATCGGCATCCTCGACGATATCGCTGCGGCGGTTCCTGAAATCCCAAGGCCGCATCTCGCCTTCTTCCTGAAGGACTACACGCGGGGCCCGACCTATTTCCTCGCCGTCGTCACCGCCGCGCATCGCGTCGATCTCTGCGGCGAGCCGGCCGGCGAGATCACGCCGGAGCACCGCACCTTTGCCGCGGCGATGCTGGCGCGATGGGAGGCCCATGGCTTTCGCCGCGATACCGCATTCGCGCCGTGCCCGGCAGCGAGCGAGGCGGCGTGATGGACATCCTCGCCCAAGATCTCGTCGACTTCGAAGCCGGACCGCTCGCCTTCGAGGAATGGCTGAAGCTCATCGACGCCGAGGTACAGAAGCTCACCGCCTTCGGCCGCGACGACTTCCGCGATTGGGAATATGCCGACGCCTATGAGGCCGGCGTCGAGCCCCGCGACGCCGCGATCGCCATGCTCTCCGAGGATCATATCGGCCGCGAATTCCTCGCGCTCTCCGGCATCGAACCGGAGGACGCCTGATCATGTCTGGCGATACCATCCTCAGCGTCGTGATCATCGGCGGCCTATGCGCGCTCGTTATCATAATCGCGCTTCGCGTCCACTACGGCTTCAAGGCCAATCCTTCCGAGGATGAGCCCATGAGCGAGCTCGTCACCGACGAAGACGAGGCCGACCCGGTCTATCCATTCCGACGCATTGGGCCGATTGCGGCCGATGTCGTCGCGAAGCTCGACGGGGGGCGGTGATGAGGTTCCGCGTTCCCGCCTCCGTCGACATCATCAAGCCGAAGAGCCGCGACGCCTGGCTTGCCGCGCGCCGGCCGAATATCGGCGCATCGGTCGTCGGGGCTCTCTTGGGTGTCCACAGCTACACGACGCTTTATGAGCAATGGGCGCTGAAGTCCGGCGCGATCGAGGCCGACCCGGAAGAGACGCCCGCCATGCGCCGCGGCCGCCACCTGGAGCCCGTCGCGATCGAACTGCTGCGCGAGGATTTCCCGCGCTGGAAGGTCATCGCCAACCCGATGCCGGGCGGCATGTATTTCGTGGATCGGGGCGCGCGGCTTTCGGCAACGCCGGACGCCTTCGTGATCGATCCCGATCGGGCCGGATACGGCGTCGTCCAGATCAAGAGCGTCGACGGCCGCATCTTCCGCGAGGGTTGGCGCGACCCCGATACCCAAGACGTCGTCCCGCCGCTGTGGATTGGTGTCCAGGCCATTTTCGACGCGCACCTATCCGGCGCGTCATGGGCCGCGATCGGTGCGCTTGTCGTCGGCGCCGGCCTCGAACTGCATATCGTCGATGTCCCGATTCATCCAGGCATCGTGGATCGCGTCCGAGAGGCCGCGGCCCGGTTCTGGCCCATGGTCGACGCCGGCACGGCACCGGACCCGGACTTCGCCCGCGACGGCGAGACCATCGCCGCGATGTTCGGCCAGGACAACGGCGAGACGATCGATCTCTCCGGCGACAACGAACTTCCGGAGCTCGTCGACGAGTACGAAAGCCTTGCCGCCGAGAAGGCTGCGGTCGATCGCAGCCTCAAGATCATTAAGGCCGCGTTCCTGTCGAAGCTCGGCAACGCCGCCGCCGGCAGGCTCGCGGACGGCCGTGTCATCACCGCGAAGACCGTGAACCGCGCAGCCTATTCGGTCGCGCCATCCTCCTACCGATCCATCCGCATCAAGGCCGGGCCGATCCATTCGGTCGCCGCCTACCAGGGAGAATTCTGATGTCCGCAGTGCTTGCCGCGAACCCGCTCGAACATATCGGCGCCAACCATCCCCCGCTTGCCGATCGGCTGGCGCTCGACCATGCCGACCTGATCGCCGAGGTAGAGAAGATCGCCGAGCGTGCCAATGCGGCGCCGCGCAAGATCATCGACGAGGCGACCGGCGAAGCCGTCGTCGCCATCCGCAAGGAGGCGTCCGCTTTCTTCAAGAAGGCCGATGGCATCCGCGTCCAGGAGAAGGAGCCGCACCTGCAGGCGTCGCGCGATGTCGACGACTTCTTCCGCCCGCTCAAGGACCGCGCCGAGAAGATGATGAAGTTCTTCATCGGCGTCGAGGATGACCGCGCCCGCGAATTGGCCGCTGAGGAACGCCGCCGTCGCGAGGAAGAAGCGCGCAAGGCCCGCGAGGAAGAGCAGCGCCAGCGCGAGATCGCCGAGCGCCAGGCCGCCGCCGCGCGTCCGACCGCCGCCGCCAAGGCCGAAGACAAGGCCGAGGCCGCAGCGGAGCGCGCCGAGCGGCTGGAGATCGCGCCGGTCGTTCTCGACGGCGCCAAGGCCGAATGGGCATTCCGCGTCGTCGATCCCGATGCGCTGCTGGCGACGCTTGGCCCGCTCGGCGCCTTCATCGGCAGCGACGTGATCGAGAAGGCGCTGCGCCAGTTCACGCGCATCAACAAGGGCTCGCGGGCGATCCCCGGAATCGAGTTCTTCGAGGATTTCAAGGCCAAGCGCCGCTGAGCGGCGGCACGGCTCCATCCCTTCAATCGGAGATTCAGACCATGGCCGGACAGGCAGTCGAAACCATCAATGAAGACGGCGAAGTCGTCGCCGGCCTGCCGTCCGGCTATGCTGCCGGGAACCAGAGCCTGGCCGTGAGCCTCGCCCGGGCCGAGGTCGATCAGCAAATCACGACGGCACACGCCTACCCCCGCAGCGTGACGCGGGCGGTACAGAACATCATGAGCCTCGCGACGATTGACGAGGAAAGCGCGGAAGAGTGCGTCTACGCGCTTCCTCGCGGCGGGAAGCCGATCAAGGGTCCGAGCGTTCGCCTCGCCGAGATCATCGCCAGCCAGTGGGGAAACTGTCGCGTCGGCGCCCGCGTCGTGCATGTCGATCGGATCGAGAAATACGTCGAGGCCGAAGGCGTCTTCCATGATCTGGAGACCAATGCGGCAACGACGGCGCGCGTCCGGCGCCGGATCTCGGACAAGCGCGGCAACCTGCTGAACGACGACATGATCGTCGTCACCGGCAATGCCGCGTGCTCGATCGCCAAGCGGAACGCCATCCTCGGCGCCGTTCCGAAGGCAGTCTGGCGCAAGGCGTATGCCGCCGTCGAACAGGTGATCGCGGGCGACATCAAGACGCTGGCGGAGCGCCGCGACCTCGTGATGAAGGCATTCGCAGCGTTCGGGGTGACCCCGGAGCAGGTTTGCGCAGCGCTCGGCATCGGTGGCCTCGATGACCTCACCCTTGAGCATATGGGCACGCTGACCGGCATGCGTTCCGCGCTCAAGAGCGGCGAGGCAACGGTCGAGGAGATGTTCCCGAAGCCGGCGGCGCCAGGCGAGAAGCCAAAAAACCTCGCCGAAGGTCTGGACAAGCTCGCCAAGGCTGGCAAGGCGGATGCGAAGACGCCGGCCCACGATGCCGATGGCGTCGTCAGCGAAGACAAGAATCAGCCCGAAGACAAGAACCCCGACGTCTCCAAGGCCCCGGAGACGTCGGCGAAGGCCGAGGCCGGCGCGACCGCCCCGCAGCGCCGCGCCTCGGCCGCTTCCGCCAAGACGACCGCGCACCTGACGGCATCCGTCGCCATGGATCGCGGCCGGGCCGATGCGCAGTCCGGAAAGGAGCGCAGCGAGGTTCCCGATGACGTGAAGGCGGCAGGCCCCGAGATCGTCGGAGCCTGGTTCGCCGGCCACGACGCAGTCACCGAGGAATCGGTCGATGAAGTGGCCGAAGCCGAAGGCGCAGGCTTCGACTTTCCGGGGGATCGCTGATTATGGCCGACCGCTGCCCAACCTGCGGCGCTCGCGTCGCATCCATCTTCGAACATGTCGATATCGACTGCCGGCCGATCCACGACGCGCCGCAAGACGGCAGCATCATCATTGGGCTGTTCCCTGACGATGTGAGGAACTCGATCAGGTGGAAACCGGAGCGCAGTCATCCAGGCGGCGGACCCCGCCTCGGGGAAGGCTGGGTCGATGACGAGAACGGCTTTCCGATCGATCAGCCCGAGGCATGGGCGCCACAAGAGGAGGGTTTGTAGTCATGCCGCTCACCGTCGAAATCCGCCTGCGCGAAGGCGACATTGTCGCCGTGCTCGCCACCGTCACCTATGCGCCCAAGCGGCGTGCGGACACCTATGTCCACCTGAAGGTCGAAGGCTCCTATTCGCCGCTGCTACTCGAGCCGCGGCAGATCGAGGCGGTGGTGCGCCGCGCCTTCGCTGTAGGCGAGCGGGTCCGTTGCGACGCCGGAGCCGGGACCATCCTGGCGATCGCGACCGACAGCGCGTGGATCAAGCTCGACGGCGCGCCGAAGCCGGTAACGGCCGATCTCAATCGGATCGAATTGCTGGAGCCGGAGCCCGTCGCTGACGACGGCGACGACCCGATGCCGCCGGTCCAGCCGCCTGTCGCCGAAATCGCCATGACCGAGACCTGACCAGAGAGGATTCCCCTATGGGCCGCATATTTCTGTCCTTCGATGTCGAGACCTCTGGTCTGCCCTTGTTCAAGGAGCCGTCCGAGCACCCCGACCAACCGCATATCGTGCAGATCGGCGCCCGCCTGATCGACATCGAGACGCGGGTACCGGTGCATACACTCGACACGATCATCAAGCCGGATGGCTGGACGATCCCGGATGAGGTCGCGGCAATCCACGGCATCACGACGGAACGCGCCCTGGCCGAAGGTATTCCGGAGCACGAGGCATTGGCGGCCTTTGACGACATGTGGCGGCAGGCCGAATTCCGGCTCGCCTACAATGCCAGCTTCGACGACCGGATCCTGCGCATCGCGTACATGCGCCATGTCGGCCACGATCGCGCCGATGAATGGAAGGACGGAGCCGTGAAGTGCTCGGCTCGCATGGCGACGCCGATCGTCAACATGGCGCCGACCGACAGGATGATGGCGGCGGGCCGCTACACCGCGAAGATGCCGAAGCTCGCCGAGGCCTATCGGTTCTTCTTCGGCAACGACCTGGAGAACGCGCACTCGGCGCTCGCCGATGTCGATGCTTCGACGGCGATCTATTTCGCCTGCCTCGATCGTGCCCAGCCGGCAACGACCCCGATGGCGCGCCCGGTACCGGCGCCTGCCGTCGCCGACGAAATCCGGTTCTGAGCCATGTGGGTTCGCATCGCGATCTGCATCTTCCTTCCGTTCATCGTCGCGTATGCCGTCGTGGCGCGCCTCGTTCGCGAAGCCCGGTCGGCAGTTCGTTACGCCTATTGGGACGCCGCCGAGGAAATCGCCGCGGCACGGAAGGCGTGGCGGGCGAAATCCATCGATCGCGACTTCTGGGAAATCAAATGAGCGACGCCCCTGCCTCTGAGATCGAGATCACGGCCGCTCCGACAAAGGACGGGACCGTAACGGTGACCATCGGCGATGCCGAGCTGGTTCTGACCCGCGCCGATGCGCTGCGATTCGCCGACTTGGTCGCTTGGGCAGCCGGCAACAGCTTTCATCGTCCGAGAAGGGAAGTCCGCTGATGCGCCAAGCTCCCGTCTATCCCCTCCCCGCCGCCATGTGGCCGGCCATGAAGCCGATCGGCTACGCCCGCACGGCCGACGGCGCCATGCGGATCCTGCGCCACCACCGCGACGCCGATCCGGCGGCCATTCCGGTTGCGGCCCGCCTTGTCGAAATCGGCGGCCTGGCGCGGGGGTTCTTCCCCCTGACGATCGATGCCGGGAGGCTGGTGCCGTGAGCCAGCGGAGAAGTCGGCGAGAGCATCTGGTGGGCGACGGGATCGTGCCTTGCACCTATTGCGGCAAGGCGGCGGAACTGGTCACCGGCGCGACAATGTATCCGCATCGTCCCGACCTCGCTGCGAAGCAATTCTATCGCTGCGTTCCATGCAGCGCCTGGGTCGGCTGCCACGACGGTACGACACGACCGTTGGGGATTCTGGCCACCGCTGAACTTCGTCAGGCCAAGAGTGCGGCCCACGCCGCCTTCGACCGCCTGTGGAAGGCGAAGATCGAGCGCGATGGTTGCTCGAAAAAGGCGGCTCGCGGCGCCGGCTATGCCTGGCTTGCTGATCAGCTCGGCATCGAAGCCGCCGACTGCCACATCGGAATGATGGATGCCGCAACGTGCCGGCGGGTCGTCGAACTGTGCGCCTCGGTCGGACGGTCGAGCCATGTCACCCCAAGTCTAGAGATGGCCCGATGACGCTCACAACCCCGATCATTGAGCCCATCGCGATCGTCGGCACCACCGGGTCCGGCAAGACTTATGCCGCAAAGGGCATCGTCGAGGATCTGCTCGCGCGTGGCCGTCGGGTCTGCATCATCGACCCGCTGGGGGTCTGGTACGGACTCCGCACGACGGCAGATGGCGAGGCTCCCGCCTTTCCGGTCACGATCTTCGGCGGCGACCGCGCCGACTTTCCCATCACAACAGAGGATGGCGCCGCGCTCGGCGCCGTCATCGCGGACGGTCTTGTCCAAGCCTCGATCGTCGACACCAGCGACCTGACCGGCGGCGAGACGATCAAGCTGATGACGCCGTTCTTCGAGACCCTGTTCGCGAAGAACAGGGAGGCACTCCTTCTCGTCATCGACGAGGCCGATGCCTTTGCTCCGCAAAACCCGGTCCCGGGTGCGGAACGTCTCAAGGGCGCCGTCGACAAGATCGCTCGCCGGGGCCGGGTGAAGGGCTTCCGGTTGATGACGATCACGCAGCGGCCGGCCGTGCTCGACAAGAGCGTGCTGAGCCAGATCGCCACTCTGATCGCCATGGGGCTTCGCAGCCCTCAGGACCGCAAGGCGATCGAAGGCTGGGTGAAGGGCAATGCCGACGAGAACATGGCCAAGGACGTTCTCGCCAGCCTGCCCAAGCTGGCGCGGGGCGAGGGTTGGATCTGGTCCCCTGGCGCCGACATCCTGAAGCGCAAGACCTTTCCTCTCATCAGGACGCTCGACACGTCGAAGACGCCGGAGCCCGGCAAGAAGCTGGTCGAGGCCCGGGCTGTTGCGAGGGTTGATGTTGCGGCGATCCGGGCCGCGCTGGGCGCTGTGGGCGCCAAGGCGATCGAGCCGACCAAGGCCACAGCAGCCGATCTAGCGGCAGCGGAACAACGCGGTTATCAGCGCGGCTTGGCGGAAGGCGAGAAGCGCGGCGTCGTGCAAGGCCAGGCGCTCGCGCTCACTCGGATGAGGTCGGCGCTGGACGCGCTGCGCATTCAAGAAATACCAGCGGGCTCGCTCGTCGCCGACGACGGTCGGAAAGATGCAGGCCCCGAGGGGAACCACCGGCCGACATCAGGCGCCGGCCCCAAGCCATCCGCGGTGGCGAGCGCGGATGGAGCTCTCAACAGCGCTGCCCGCAAGATGCTGGCCGTGCTGGACACCAATCCGCCGGTGCGTCGGTCCTGGCAGCAGGTCGCGACGCTCGCCGGTCTGAAGGCGCGCGGCGGCCACTTCAATGCCGGCCGGAAGGCCATCATCGACGGCGGCTACATCATCGAACGCGATGGCCTGATCGAGCATGCGAACCCGTCGCCGGGTGCGGCGGAATCGGTCAGCGATCCTGCCGCAATTGTCGACATGTGGGCGGCGTCGCTATCGGGCGCCGCGCCGAAGATCCTCCGCTTCCTCTTCGGCGAGAGCCGCGACGGCCTCGGCGGACGCCAGGGCACCAAGGAATGGATCGCCGAGCAGCTCGGCATGCAGCCTCGAGGCGGTCATTGGAACGCCGCGTGGAAGGAGCTTCGCGACAACGGGATCGTGACCATCAACGGCAACATCGCGCGGCTCACTGACCTATTCGCGCCGGCCGAACTGAACCGCAATCGGGAGGCGAGCAATGCGTGAGCTGGTAATCGACAGTTTTGCCGGCGGCGGCGGGGCTTCCGAGGGCATCTGCATGGCGCTCGGGCGCGATCCGGACATCGCGGTCAATCATGACCCCTTCGCGCTTGCCATGCACCGCGTCAACCATCCCGGCACGCGCCATATGGTCCAGGACGTCGCGACCGTCGATTCGGTCGGCATGTGCGCCGGGCGGCCGATTGGCATGCTGTGGATGTCGCCGGACTGCACCGATCATTCCAAGGCCAAGGGCGCCGCGCCGCGCCGCGAAGCCGGCCGGACGACGCGAGGCATCGGCTGGGCGATCGTCGGCTGGGTCAAGGCCCTGCCGAAGCGGCAGCGGCCGCGCGTCGTCTTCCTCGAGAATGTCGAGGAATATGTCGACTGGGGTCCGCTCGGCGAGGACGGGCGGCGTGAGGCCGGACGCAAGGGCGAGACCTTCAAGGCCTTTGTCGCCGCCTGGCGGGCGCTCGGCTACACGAACATCGAATGGCGGCAGCGGCGCGCATGGTGGAGCGGGTCGGGGACGATCCGCAAGCGGCTCTACATGATCATGCGCCGCGACGGCCAGCCGATCGTCTGGCCGGAGCGCGAATTCGGCAATCCGAACGATGCCGCCGATGCGGCGGCGATCTCGGCAGGGGCTCTGAGGCCCTGGGTGACGGTGGCCGACTGCCTCGATTTCGGTCTGCCCTGTCCGTCGATCTTCGCCAGCGTCGCGGAGATCCGCGAGCGGCACGGCGTCCGCGCCAAGCGGCCTTTGGCGCCGAAGACGATGAGCCGCGTCGCCAAGGGCGTGAAGCGCTATGTGCTGGACGCGCCGAAGCCGTTCCTCGTCAAGGTCAACCACACGGCCCGGGGCGAGGCGCGGGACCGTTCGGCCGAGGCGCCGGCCGGGGCTATGACGGGCAAGCGCGACGATGCGCTGGTGACGCCCTTCGTCACCAAGTTTCGCCAGAACTCTATCGGCCATCCTGTGGTCGAGCCGGCCCATACGATCACGCCGCATGCCAGCGAGACGCATGGCGGCGGCGCGGCGCCAATGGGTTTGGTCGCGCCTGTCTTGGCCTATGCGCAGCAGGGCGGCGGCATCCGGTCGGCCGAGGATCCGGCGCACACCTTCACAGCCTCGGCGAAGGACCAGAATGTGCTGCTCGCACCCTATCTCGTCCCGCGCTATGGCGAGCGCGAGGGGCAGGAACCGCGCACGGCACCAGCCGATCGTCCGGGTCCGACGCCGGTGCCGACCGGCAATGAGGGATCGCTCGCGGCTGTCCACATGATGACGATGCGCGATTCTGGCGCGCCGTCCTCGCCGGCAGACCATCCGGGGCGAACGCTGGTCGCCGATGGCGCCGCCGAGACGCTGGTGGCGGTGCATGTGCAGCGCCAGTTCGGCAATTCGGTCGGCGGGTCGGCGGAAGCGCCGAACGGCACGGATACGGCGGGCGGCGGCGGGAAATCGGCCATGCTGGCCGCTTCCTTCGTCGCCCAGCACAATACCGGGCTTGTCGGCCATGAACTGCCAAAGCCGATCAGCACGATCGTCGGCAAGGGCTCGACACAGCAGCTCGTCGCCGCCTCGATGCTGTCACTGCGCGGCAGCGACCGGCGGGATGCTCCGGCCGACGAGCCGGCGCGCACGAACTCGGCGCAGGGTCAGCACGACGCCCTCGTCTCGCTGCCGCTGATGACCGTCTATTACGGCAATGAGCAGGACGGCGAGCCGGTCGACACGCCGGGACGGACGGAGACGACGCGCGACCGCTTCGGCCTCGTCGAGGCCTTGGCCGCCGTGCCGCCGTTCTCGGCCGATCACGAGCCGCGCGCCCGCGCCGTCGCCGATTTCCTGCGGGCCGAGGGTTGCTGGGACGGCGGCGAGTTCGTCACGATCGAGGTCGAGGGTGTCATGCTCGTCCTTGTCGATATCGGCATGCGGATGCTGACCCCGCGCGAGCGCTTCAACGCCAACGGCTTCCCGCCCGGCTACGTCATCGACCATGGCATCGACGAGCACGGAAACCGGATCGCCTTCACGCTGGAGCAGCAGGGCTACATGTGCGGCAACGCCGTCTGCCCGACCGAGGCCCGCGCCCTCGTCGCGGCGAACTATATCCCGGCAGAGATCGAGGACGGCGAGGAAGAAGCCGCGCTGCCGCTGTTTCTGGAGGCGGCGGAATGACCCGCGCTCCCCTCGCCTTCTCCTTCCTCAAAGCCAGTGGTGAATGACATGGCTGAGCATATTCTGAAGACCGTTGCTGGAGCATGGGACGCGGTCGAACGCGGCGACAAGCGCTTCGAAGTTCGGCGCAACGATCGGTTCTTTCAGCCGGGCGACACAGTGATCCTTCGCCGCATCATGACGGGCGATCCCGGCCCGATTAGAGACTACGACGGCGAATTCCGGGATCTGACGTTCCGCATCGGCTGGTTCCTGCAGGGCGGCCAGTTCGGCGTAGAGCCGGGCTATTGCGTGTTTCAGCTAGAGCCAGTGCGGGCAGCCGCATGACCATGCGGCTCCCCCTCGCCATCATCCTCTGCCTTGCCGCCTCCCCGGCCCTCGCCCTCCCCGCCGTGCCGCACCTGCCCGTACCGCGCGACATCTGCGGCATCGAGATCCCGCCGGCCCGCTACAGCCGAGGCCGCGAGATCAAGCTCGGCATCGACGGCCCGCACTATGTCGTCGCGACCAGGGTTGCCCGCGAATGCCGGAGCTCCGGCACGGACAAGGCCGTGGGCTGTACGACATCGATCCTGCTCGGCCGCACCGTGATCGCCTATCGCGTCCTGATCGCCGCCAACCCGCCTCCAGGCCGCTATCCAGGCTGCACGCCCACTATGTGGCGCCGCAGCATCCTCGCCCATGAGCGGGCGCATATGGCCGGCTGGCCGGCTGATCACCCGAGGTGACGCAATGAGCGATCTTCCGACATCGATCTGGCCTATTTCCCCGGTCCCACACCCTGACACGTGGCGTTACGACCAGCTCGGTTCTCAAATCGTGGGCGCGTCGGCAAAAGGCGGCGACACGCTCGTCATCGATATTCGTGGCTGGGGCTACCTGACCGGCAAGGGCCACGGAGCACTTGGCCTCAGTTTCGAGCCCGCCCGAGCCGCTCAGGACGCTCTCGCGGAGTTCATCATTGCAGCGTGTCGAGCCGCCGCCAGCAAGGAAGGCCAGAAGCCATGACCGACTCCAGCCGCATCGCCGACCTGGAGACGGAGGTAAAAATGCTCTCCGGGATGCTGAATGCTGCAACGGAAAAGGCCGCGAAAAGCATCAACTCCAGATGGGCCGCCGAAGCCCGCGTCACCGCCCTCGAAGCGCGGGTGAAGGAGCTGGAGGTGGACACATCTCTGCTCAATTGGCTGGAAGCGAACCCGACTGTCGAGATCGGCCTTAACCGGTTCGACGAAAAGTCGGCATGGGAAGCGCACCTCGTCTCCGGTGGTGTGAACGATCGCGAATGGGAGCTTCTGTGCACCGCCAACACAATTCGCGGGGCGATCAAGGGCGCCCGCGCCCTCCTCCAGCCCAAGGACAAGAGCCATGACTGATTTCACGAAGGAAGAGATCGAGGAGATTGCCCAAAATGACGAGTGGGCTGCCGCCGAGGTCCGAAAATTATACAGTGGCGATGATGCCGCTACCGTCGCCAAGTTCGAAGCCGGCGCCCGCCGTTTGGATATCCGAGTCACCGCCCTCCGCGCATTCGCGAATAGCATGGATGCGGAGCCGGGAGCCCCTGAATCGCTGACGCGGCCGATCATCGGGATCGAGAACCGCGCAGCGGGGGAGGTCTTCGCCATCATGGCGGATCGCATCCGTTCGCACTTCAAGGCCCGCACCCCTCCCGCCAGCGCGCCCGCAGAGCCGGTCGCGGCCAAGGCACTTTCTTGCTTCGACGAGTTTCGCGCTGCCTATGCCGATCCGAGGCTCGATTGCGCGGCTAACAGAGCGATCGTATCGGCGCTGGACAATCTCCGGCCGAGGCGAGAGCGCGACATACGCTCCGCCCTCGCCGAGCAGTCCAAGCCTACCTCCCCGCTCCACATCAGTGCCCTGAGATCCGCCCTTGAGCCTTTTGCGGACATCGGCCGCCTGATCTGCGCCGAGACCGAGGGGTACGAAGACGACGATCTCATCTCGCTCGCCCTCGGCGGATACGACCTTCCGCACCTTGCGATCGGCACCTTCCGCAAGGCCGACGCGGCCATCAATGGCATTCCGAGGCGCCCGGGCGCCTCCCCGAATATCCATCGGTGTTTCATCTGCGCGGAGCCCTTCCGCCGCGGCGAGATGGTGCTGCCGGACATCGATGAAGGGCTCGGCCATCGCGCCTGCTACGGCGAGGACCGCGACGGCTACGTCAAAGACATCGACACCGGCGAGCCGCTCGGCCCCGACGATCCGATCCCCGCGGGCGAGCCCTATGATCCGGCGGACTATCCGGAGAGCCTTGCGCTGGAGCCCGCGCCTGCCGAGGCTCGTGCTGCGGTGCAAGACTCGTCGATCAATGCTGCCAGGGTGCTCATACTGCGCGAACGTCTCCGGCAGATTGAAGTCGAAGGCTGGACGGCGGATCACGATGACGAGCACGAGGACGGCCATCTGCTGCGCGTCGCCGGCATCTATTTGTGGCACGGGACCGACAAGGAAGCGCCGATCCAAAAGGACGGTACGCCTCTCAGTTGGCCATGGGATGCGCGTTGGTGGAAGCCGAAGTCCAGGCAGCGCAATCTCGAACGTGCCGGCGCGCTGTGCCTTGCGGAACGGTCCAGGCGCATCCGTCTGGGCTCCTATGTCGGACACGTCGATCAGAAGTTGGCAATCGTAGAGCGTGAACTTGCGGCTCTTCTCGCCGCCGCGCCCCAGCCCGCCAGCCGCCGCGTCCGCCACAAGAAGCGCGGCTCGACCTATCGCGTGATCGGCGAGGCGGAGGCGCAATTGGCGAAGCCATCTGATGGCGTCTTCACGCCGGATGCCTGGAGGCCGCTACGGGAGGGTAGCCGCCTCACCGTCTACCAGGCCGAGCACGACGGCAAGCTGTGGGCGCGCTTCAGCGACGAGTTCGAAGACGGCAGGTTCGAAGACTTGCACCCCAGCCAGAACGGGGAGACGTGAGCCATGGGCACCAAGAACAATCCAAGCGCCTTCGATTGCTACCACAACGCCGAGCCGGACGAACCCATGTTCATCTTGCTCGCTAGAGATCCGTTGGCGCCTGGTCTCGTGCGCGAATGGGCCGATCAGCGCGAAGCGGTAGCCGTCACCGCCAGGCAGTTCGCCAAGGTCTCCGAAGCGCGCCAATGCGCGGATGCGATGGAGGCATGGGCAGCCAGCCAGAACAGGGAGGAGCGGTGATGGCCGACTATCCCGGCATAGCCCGCGCGTGCCTGCTGATCGCGCTCGACAATGGCGGCATCAACCGCGACCGATCCGAAGTGCAGCAAAACCGTGAAATGACGCAATGGCTGGCAAAGCAGCCAGGCGACGTTCTGCCGGCGATCGACGCTTGGTTGGTCGCGCTCTCCGATGACGATCTCGATACCTTCTGCTGCGGCGGAGAGGACGAGCCAGAAACCGAAGCGATTCGCGCTACGGCGCCGCCGTTCACTGACGATCTGCTCACCCGCTATTTCGAAGAGGTCTGCTGATGTTCCCGTGCCCATGCTGTGGCGCCAGCGACAGCCGCGCCATCGGACCCGATTCCCGCATCGCCGAGCTTGAGGCCCGCGTGGAGAAGGCAGAGGCGGAGTATGCCGAAATCTGCAAAGAACTAGGCTGCGTCCAGAAGCCGGGCGTCGCCATCAAGTTCATCCGAAATCTTCGCATCGAACTGCAGCACACCTATGCTCGCAACGTCGAGATCATGCGGTTATGGGACAATGCGTCTCCGACCGAACTGCAGGAACTTGACCGCCTTCGCCGCGGCTGGGGGCCGAGCACGCCAACCGAGCGGCAGGCCCGGCACCATGATCTGATCGAATGCATGCAGGCGTTTTTGATCGCGCTGAGCGATCTCTCCCTTCCTGAGGAAGTCGAGGTTTCGGAAGAGGCACAGAAGGCGTTCGACGCGGCCTACGACCGGGTTCAAGGTGGCTACGTGGCTGTGATCGCGCTCATCCAAAAGATGCACGAGCCGATCGCCAAGCCGGATATTGATTGGGAAGCCCGAGCTATCGCTGCCGAAGCCGAACTCTCCCGCCTCCGCGCCGCGCTGATCGAAGCCGGACGGGAGGCTGGCGCCGGGCTTTCCGATTCCGTCTCGACCGATTTCCTCATGGGCGTGCCGAACGAGATCAAACTGGTGCTCTCCCGCCTCCGCGCGACCGATACGATTTGGCGCGACAACGTCCAAGCTCACGCGGCGGCGATGCGCATGGTCCGCGATGCGATCGGCGAGATGTTTGGGCCGTTGGCGTCTCTTGAGAGCGAAGAAGCGGTCCTCTTGCGCGGACCCGAGCCGCATCACGACGCCGAAGCGATCATTGCGGCGCTCTCCCGGCTCCGCGCCGCTGGGACGCAGCCGGACGACCTTGAACAGTGGGCCACGGCGCCAGAAGATGATGCGACACGACGCCTTGTCGCTCGCGCTATTGCGAAGAACGCCTTCGGCAGGGACTGGGACGATTTTGAAACCGTCAACGCCTCGGATGTCGATAAGGCGGATTTGATTTCCTATGCCGCAGCGGCGATCGGCGCCCTCCGCTCTCTCTTTCGTCCGGCTCTTACCCCCACCTCGCGCGAGACGGAGGGGTAGCAGATGTGCAACGCCTGCGGGAACGTCTGCTGCGGTATGGATTTTTTCGGCGGATGTGGATGTGACGGATGTGACGAACCTGAGTGCTGGAGCGACGACGTAGACGACGCCTTCGATGAAGAGGACGGCGATTATGACGCCGCGCCGGCTCTTCATCGCCATTTCCGATGCGATGCACCTGCTCCCTCCAAGGCCCCCTCACCATGACCGCCGTCGAGCCTGGTCCAGCCCCGCTATTCGATCGCCTACGGGCGCTTGCCAAGATCCATGACGATTTCGCCGCGCGGAATACATGGAAGGGCAACGCGAAATATTCGCCGCCGTCGTCTGCCGAGGAATCCCGGCGGCATCACGAGCAGGCCGCGGCCGACCTGCGGAGCGCGGCCGATCTCCTTGAACCGTGGATGACGCCATGACCGCCGTCGAGAGGATGCCGGAGCGGATCCGAGCCGATGCCGTCGCGGCGATCCTTGGCATTGAAGTGCGCACCGTGCAAGCTCTGGCGGCGCGGGGAGAGCTTCCGGGGGCGATGAAGATCGGCAGGCTCTGGACGTTCGACGAATCCGCGCTGCGGCTATGGATAAGGGAGCGGACCACATGCCTGAACGACCGAAGGCACCAAAGCACACATACTGGCGCAAAGACACGCTATGGGCGCGATTTGCCGTTGCAGGCCGAGAAATCCGCGAGAGCCTACGAACAGACTCTCCAAAGATTGCGGCAAGGCGGGTCGCCGAAATGAGGCAGAAGGCCATCGGCAGCGCCAAGTTCGCGGAGAACAGCCGGTCGTGGATGGACGCCGTCACTGAGTGGGGTGGCTATATCGAACAGCAAGTCGGATCCGCGCGAACGGTGAAGCGCTATGCCGATTCCCTCGCCATCGCCGGCCGGCACTTCAGCACCATGGCGATAGCCGCCATCGGCAAGACAGAGATCAACGCCTTCGTCGCCGACAGGCGGAAGGGCGGCGTGACCAACGCAACGATCCGCCGCGACCTGCAGGCGATATCATCGCTGTTCAGCTTCGCCGAGGATGAGGGCTGGCGCGAAGGCAACCCGGCGCAGGACAAGATGCGCAAGCTCAAGGAGCACCGCGACCCGATTGTGCTGCCTCACGAGGATGACTATGCCTTCATCCTCTCTCGTCTGGCACCGGCCCATGCCGAGATGCTGCGCGCCGCGCGCGCCACAGGCATGCGGCAGAACGAACTCGCAACCGCCAAGCGGAAGGACTTCGATCCGGCCAGGTCCAGCCTCTTGCTCATGGGAAAGGGTCGCAAGCAGCGGACCATCAGCCTGTCGGACGAGGCATCGGCGATCTTCGCCCGGCAGCCTGTCGCGCTGAAATGCGATGCGGTCTTTCACCACGGCGGGAAGCCGATCACACAGGCCGCCTTCATCTTCTCCCGCGCGCGCCGGGCGGCACAAACGGCGGCACGAAAATCCGGGCAGCCGTTTCGCGGCTTCCGCTTCCACGACATGCGCCATCTCTATGCCGTCGAGTACCTTCGCAGCGGCGGCGGGATCTATGATCTCAAGGAGCACCTGCGCCATTCGTCAATCAAGACGACGGAGATGTACCTGGAGTTCCTGACCCCGGAGGAAGCCGAGGCTGCTAAGCGCAAAGGCCTTGACGCTGCGGACGCCATCGGCGAAGACGGCGCCAGCGCCAAGACTGGGCGGCGATAG